TCTTTTCATAAAAAGATAATCCATAATATTAAAAAATAGTTATGAAGACTGTTTTAATTACTTTTTTTCCCTTTTGATTGCGCGCCTCCCTGTGTTTTGTTTTGTATCTTTTAGGGTGGATTTATGTACATAAAGCCAGCCGGTTTTTTATTTTAATTTTACAATTTTATACTTTTTTATTTTTATACTTTTGGGTTTTTGCCATATATATCCTTCTGGTGCAGGTAAACTCCAATGTTTATTAATAATTTCAGATGTTGCATCTATACCGATAATATTTCTTTTGTTCATCTCCTCAATAAAATTATTACGTCCTTTGTATGTTTTTTTTAATTTCTTATATTCATCAATATTTTCTTTAGTTATTTTAACTATTTTATTTTTCGTTCTCGGATTAAATGACATTGTAAATAAATTATTAGGAATAGTTATTTCGTAAATTATATATCCGCCATAATCTTTACTTATGTCTTTTTCAACATTATACCACCATGAATTTTCTTTGGAAAAGAAAAATGCTCTATTTATTATAAAATTATTTTCAACTTCTGAATTTTCGATACCTCTATGTATTTGATAATATTTTGGCATTATATTAATAATACATATAAAAGACGGTGTTTTAAATAATTAGATGTGTTAAATCATTTTTAATAGTAATATATTTAAAAAGCCGGTTTTTGGGTTTTTTAAATTTCAAACCCTTATCAAAAAAACAAAAAAACCGCAGCGATTTTTCTAAAAAACGACAAGCTTTTGAAATTTAAAAAACCCAAAAACCGGCTTTTTAAAAAAATGATTTTATAAAGGAAGGTAAAACAAGGGTTAAAAGAGTTAAAAGAGTTAAAAGGGTTAGAATGGGTTGGATTTATATTCTACGTCCTCGTTCTGCTATGGCAGAAAATCAATCAGTTAACAAGGTTGGTATAACAGATGCGACTAATCCTTTTACTAGACTAAATAAATACGAAAAAGGCTCACAACCATTATATATTGTATATGTTAATGTGAATGGAAATGAGCTGAAAAAATTGGAAAAGCATATTCTTGATATCCTTGAAAATATTTATATAAAAAGGAAGGATTATGGTGCAGAATATTTCGAATGCGACTTTTTAAACTTGAAACAAGTTGTTGATAAAGAACTGTTACCATACATGAATTGTATTAATGGACCATCTTCTTCGTGTTTACAAAATGACGATGAATATGGTAAGTATTGGGACACCATTGAAAAGATTTATGTTTCACCGTATGATAATACAAAATATACCACTGTATCTCAATTTAAAAAACATATGGTTCAACAGGAAAATGCAGCTATTAAAAAACAACAAAAAATAAATAAAACAGCATTTAAAAGTGGAACTGAGTTGTTACGAAAACAAGGGTTTATAAGTAAAAATACATCTAAAATACTAGATAGTTTTATTTAAAAAATGATTTTATTATACTTTATAACATATACATGTTGAACATACGCTGGGGTGAATATAAAAAGGATCGTTTAAAAGCAGAACGACTTGTTAGCATTGTTGATCCATTATTTGAAAAAGGCGAAAACATCAACTTAAAAGAACTTGATGAAGTACTGTTTTATTTCATAAGTGGTCCATTGAGTTCTGAATTATCGGAAGTTATTACTGATATTGACAATTGGTTTGAACTTACCGATTATGTATGGGAAAAGCTTTTTAAGTTATTAAAGCAAGAAAATATTTCAAATGAATTTAGAAATAAAATTCTTGAAAAAGTATTTGAAACAGCATTTGCTTCTCAAAGATATTTGTGCGATACTGGAAATCAACCTATTATTGACATTTGTAATCACATATTGGAAATTGATGTACCGAAGAAAGAGTGCTATACTATGATTATAGATATTGCAAATGATTATGAATTAGAACCAGCTTATTTAATATTATATCTCGAAAAGTTGAATATAATATGTTTCAAATAAAAATGATTGTATTATACTTTAATATATATGAAGTTTAATGTATTAAATGAAAAATCAAGCAATCTGTGGATTGATGCAGTACAAAAACACGATATTGACCTTTTAAAATTTTTGCATAACAATGATATAAATGGTTACAGTTACCGTGTTATGGATATTGCAGCTGCGGAAGGTGATTTGAATGTAATAAAATGGTTACATTCAAACAGAGATGATGGTTGTACTAAATGGGCTATGGATGGTGCTGCTGCTTGGGGACATATGGATATACTTCTATGGCTTAATGAAAACCGAAATGAAGGATGCAGTGTATGGGCAATGAATCTTGCTTGTTTGCATGGAAATCTTGACATTGTAAAGTGGCTTTACAATAACAAATTAAATGATTCAAGTATTCATGAAGCCATTGATTATGCTATAATAAATAAACATTACAATATAATTGACTGGTTACAAAGTCAAAGTGATTTTTATTAAAGTAAAAAATAATATGCAGGTTTGTATTTATTTTTTACTTTATATGATGTTGTTGTTGATTAACATTTCATCAATTTCATCATTTCTTTTGTTTTGGGTTAAATAATTTTTTAACCAATTTGCAAGACGAGTTTCTTCTTTGTCTTTGACTGTACGTTTTGGTTTTCCTTTTTCGTTAAACCACATTACATATTCCATTGCTTGGTCAATTGCTTTTTTCTTTTGAGGAATATGCTTATTTAAATATGCATTTGTCATTTGATACCCGTCTTTGTTGTAAACACTGTGAAACCATCGAGTAAGTTTTGCATTGTCTTTAATAGTAGGTTGTTTACCTGTATTTTTGTAATATTTTATATATTCTTCTGCCGTTTGTAATGTTCTGTCATCTTTTGTTTCTTTTATATAATGAAGATTTTCTTCAAGATATTTATTTACTTCTGGATATTCTTTGACTCCATTATTATTACGGGTATAACCTTTGTACCATATTGCAAGCTTTTTTTCTTCTGGATCGTCAGACTTAATAGATGGCATTTTATCATTTTCGTTAGACCATTTGGTATATTCTTTTGCTTTTATTAATGCAAGTGATGACCAATCCATTTGGTTTATCTTTTTATGAAAAGATAATCTGTTTTTTATTAATTTGTTTTTTTAGATTATTTAATTAAAAAATGATTATAATATTATTAATATAATAATGAGCATAACAATTGATAAATTACCTGCTGCACAATGGATAAACGGTGCAGATGAGTCTGATATTAAAAAGGCACAAGATTTATTCAATACTATTGAGAGCACATTTAACAGCGATGAAAATATTAACTACACATATTTGGACAACATTTTGAGTTATTTTGTAATCGAACCAAATAATTCTGAAACAGCAGATGTTGTAATGACTATTGATAATTGGTCAGACATAGAAGAATATGTATGGTACAGATTATGTAATAATATTAAAAATAAAAACTTTTCAAACAAATTTCGAAACGAAATGGTAACCAAAACATTGGAAACAGCATTTCATTCACAGCGTTATATTTGTGAAAGTGGAGATCAATTTGTTGATTTTATTTGTGCTAGCATACTAGAATACAAAAAAATTGACAAAGAATTTAAAGAACATGTAATTGATTTGGCAGATGGATATGGGGTCATGCCTTGGTTATTTATGCTATTTCTTGAAAAATTAAATATTATTTCATATAACTTTTAAAAATTGATTTTATAATATTACTTTATTATATGATGTGTTCAAAGAAACAAAAACTCGATATTTTACCTGCAGAAAGTCAAAGTGATTCTTCGTTATGTGAAAATCAAATTGTGATGAATATTTTACCAGATCAAAAAATTACATCAATAGATGAAATTTTGGAAAAAGCTGATTTTATTGTAAAAGATTGTGTAAATAAACTTACTAACTTATTTGATATATTTATTGAACAATATTCAAATGATCAAGAAAAAGTTAATACAACTAATATTATTCAAGAAAATTATATTAGTAAAATTTTTGACAATTGGTATTTTGAACTAAATTGTGCATACAATTATGTTACAGAAGATCTTAAAGATGTTATGCACGAAGAAAAGGTTAATTGGTTAAAACAAGAAAAAAAATGCAATGAAATTAAAAATAATCTTGTTGAAAACATTGATGGGTCACAAAAAAGAGAACTGGAAATACATAATAATAATATGAAAGATTCGTTGTATATTTCCAAACAGCGTAAAAATGACATTGAAATAATAAGAAATATTGACGAATCATTGTATTTTAAAATGGAAAAAGATTATAAAGATAAACATCACGAATATTGTGATATTGCAAATAAAAAAATGGAGCAAATAAAAAATATATCAAAAGAAATTGTTTCATTGCAATTACAGATTAATAATGTAAAAAAATATAAATTATTATTGGAAAATGAATTGAACTTGGTTGATATCAGAATAGCTAATAATCAATTGAAAAGACTTTTTAAAAAAGTTTGTTATTATCATTGTCAAATAAATATTTTGAGACGAGAACATAGATCACACTTGATTTTAGCTTCTAGTTTTCCATGTTAAATTTTTAATTACTTTAATTCGTTGTTATACACTTCGTTATTGTTGTCGTATAGCATTATGCGATGTGAGTTATTATTTGGTTTACAAAAGTTTATGGCTTCCATAAGCTGTTGTTGCCAGTTGTTTCTGTTTTTTATAACGTCTTGCTGAAGCACGCGTATTATGCTATGATTGTTTTCAAACGCTATTTTGTCTTTGTATCTGTCATTTTCTTGTGTTTTTGCTGGATTTTTTCCATTTTTTACTTCTATGAAATGATGTGGTCCATCAAGTTCTATGACGAGTTTTTTTTCGGGAAAGCAGAAATCATAGTACTTGTTTTGTGTCCATAAGTCGTTGAACTCGCGCAGTATATTTTGCTTTTTGAATTTTTTCTTGAACCAGTCGTATAGTATGGTTTCTGTAAGGTGCAAGCAGCACTGGCACCATTTATGGTGATTAACTACTTTATTTAATGTTAGTTGAAAATTTTCGTGACATTTGTCGCAGCGAAATTGAAGAACGGTGTCGGTGCTTGAAAGAGGTATTTGGTATGCTTTAGTGCTTACTATTTTATTTTGTACATTGTCGTAAACACCCTGCAAACATTGATATTTTAATTTGTGCTTTGAAGTTTCATAGGGATAACTTGCAAAGCTTCTTTTTATACAAAGTCTGCAGTCTTTTTCGTAACACAGTTTCGAAGGATCCTCGCAATAAGGACACCACTTACCGCGTACTAAAAAGATGGTGTTTAGTTCAAATACATGCAAACAGTCATAGCACTGAAACACATAAGTTTTGTCTCGTTTTAGCAGGCTTTCGCGAGGGTCAATTGAAACAAAAACTGTTTTTACCTTTATGCCAAGGTAATAGGCTAGCTTCTTTTCTTGATCTTTTAAATAATGGTAGAGTGTTGTGTGCTTGTTACACTCTTCGCAATTTGCTGCCTTTTTGCACGTTGGCTTAAGTTCTTTGCAATAAGGACACCATTCTTCGTTTTCTATCACGCTTTCCACTTTCAGGTCAAAAGTGTGGTAACATACGTCGCATATAAATCGAGCCACAAGGTTGTTTTTCTTAGAAACATTCCTTGGATCAGTCTCGACTATATTTTCTTGTTTGCTGTCTAGTGCTCCAACAAAACAATCTGTCTTTTTGTTTTTGCGCTTAGTCAGCTGCTCAAAGCTTGCAAAACTTTTCTTCAGTTTCATAAAAGCCTTTTCATACGTATATAATTTGTTGTAATTTTTTTTTATTTTTTAAGCGCATTTTTAGCTTATTCTTCATCCATGAGCATCAATGCCATTGCTGCATAGTTATGGAGATCCAATAAGGTGTCTCGCATACTTTCGCTATTTATTAGATTGATGCCGCTGTTGGAAATGGAAATCGACCGTTGGAGCTTGTCTTCCATACGGATAAGAACGCCTATTGTTCCATACTTAGCAAAAGCGTCTCCGTAATCCTTGTTTTTCTTTTCAAAGAGTTGTAGACCCTCCTTTTGGATTTTTTCCATTTGGTTTACACGGTTTACACGGTTTTTTGGTTGATCCATTATTTTAATTTATTTATTTATATTATAATGGACGAAAATAGTTGTCCTAAATTTTTACGACCAAAACTTGTAAACAAAGAATTAAAATGTACTAATCGGAATTATCCTGATTTTTTTCTTACAATGGAAGGAAATGCATGTTGTACTAGAAAACAATTTAAGTTAATGACAAATGGTGAATTTCCTGTTTTGAATATTGAAGATTACAAAAATATTCATACTTTTATGCACGAAAACAACATTAATTGTCCAGATAAATTTTGTAATACACATGGTTCAAAAGCTGAAATAGCTTTTACACAAGGATTATATTTTTCAGATGGAGATCCATGTGAAGATGAAAATAATATTATAAAACCTATTGAATTAGCAATTGAAACTTTTAATAGAGGAATATTTTTAACTAAAAATGTTTGTAAGGATCTTGAAAATGAATTACCATCACAAAATTGGTTGAACAAACAAAAGAATTATTTTAATACATTAAGTGAAACTGAACAAAATTATTTAAAATTTTATGGTACTGGTGCTGGATATTCTTTGTTAAATAGTTTTATTCGTAACGGTTTCCAACTTATTTTTACAAAAGGAAATAAAAAATCATTAAAAGAAAATAATCCTTATTTTATTGAAACATTTAATACATTTACAAAAAACGGAGGAAAAGATTATCACAATTATTTTATACATTATTATAATTCAATTCAAAAATGTATATTAAATTCACCTGTGCTTGATAAAGACATTGTTTTATACCGTGGGCAAAATGGTGATGATTTTTTCAAAGGACTAAAAAATAATTTATATCAAAATATAGGCATAATGTCTTGTACACCACGTAGCTATATAGCTGCTAGATTTGCAGTCAGTCATAATTTGTTTATTGAAGGAACTCCTTTTATTAGTCGAATTATAATACCAAAGGGTTATCGTTGCTTGTTAAATTTTGATAATGAACATACAAAATATATTTATTTATTTGAATTTATTTTACCAGACAATACATTATTTTATGTCAATAAATTTGATTCAGACAAACAGTACATTGATAAGCTTAATAAAAATACTATTCCATTGAATATTAAAACAAATGAAATTATATTAATAAATGAAAAAAGTATTGAACCTTTTGTTTTGTATAAAAGTATTCAATTAATAAAAAATTATGAAAAACCAAAAGGTTTGGGTTTAAATCAAAATTTTATTAATCCCGAAAATGAAAATAAAAATGTTTTATATTATAAAAAAATTATTGAACAAGCATCAAAAGAAAAAATAATACTCGATATAGATAGTGCAATAGTAAATATAGTGTATGATATAGTTAACAAAGAAGAAAAAAAAGAAAATGTTAATGATCTAAAAAAAGTTTTTGACTTTCTTATGTCACTTGAAAATAATGTACCAAAGAAAAAAAGACAAGAAAATTTTAACAATGCACTTTTTGCACTTGTTATTAGTAATACTTTATCCAATAAAGGTTATTTAGCTATAACTGGTTATGCTAATAAGGAAAATATTGGTATTTATGTACATGCAATAAGACAAGCTTTGAAAAATAAAACTATTTATAGTCCTCAAAGTTTTTCAAATAAAATTGTTGTTAATTGAATAATTAATTTATTAGTATATTTTTTATTAAAAATATATTAAATTATTTTATAATATGAAATTATTTATTTCAAGTTACAATTATGAAAAAGATCAAAATATAAATAATAGTAATCTCGTATACAGAATACCTTGTGTTCAGTTTAAAAATAATGGATGGAAAATAGCTACTATTGACGATTTACCATTTCTTAGTTTAGACGTTATTAAGTCTTTTTGTGACTCAATAACACCGTCAGTAATACTAATATGGATGTGTTCTTCGTATATTTTAAAAAACAAAAAATTTTTATGTAATACAAAAAATAGTAATGTTAATATAAAATTGTGTTGGTACATAGATGACCTTCACAATAATATTAAACAGCGTTTTAGCATTTTAAAATGTTTTGATGTTATACTTAATTCTTATGAATATTGTTTTAACAAATTTTATGGATCTGGTTACAATACATATTGGTTTCCACATTATGTAAATGAAAATTTAATAAAAAATATTGAATTCAACAATGACCCGGTGCCGAAAATATTTTTATCGGGTCAGATTACGCAACACATTTATCCAGCACGTCACAAAGCTTTAATAATAGCAAAAAACGACGAACGCATTTATTATTTAAGTCACCCAGGTTACAAGGAAAGAAACAAACACGATTATTGTGGTAGTAAGTATTACTCTTTAATGAATAATTTTTTAGCTGCATTTACATGTTGTGCAAGGAATGATCGACCTTATATTGTATCAAAATTTTTTGAAATAATAGCTTGTGGTACACTATTAATAGCGTATGACGAATTTGTTAAAGAGGAACTAAGAATGCTTGGATTTGTTGAAAATGAAAATTATATATCATGTAATATGGAGAATATGCAAGACATTTTTGACTATGTGTTAAATCCAGTTAATATTGAAAATATTAATGTTATACGAAAAAATGGGTTTGAACTTTCTAAAAAAAATTCATTTCTTTGTAATAGAGTAAATAATTTCTGTAAATTTATTGAAAAAAAATATAATTATATTATATAAACAAATTATGGGTTCTACCCAATCCCTTCGTCATCATGGTGGTTCTGATGAATATATTCAGAAACAAGAAAAACAAGTGAGAGAGTTGATAAATAAAGAAGATTATGAATACTTAAAAACCAGATTTTGGGGTCATACAGCGTTTAGTGAAAATATTGACTATCAAAAATTGTATACAGAATTAATCAACAGTGATAATGAAGACAAAAAAATGTTTGCTGAAACATCATTAAAATTGCACATGCTTATTCACAATATGATGCTATATAATGACAAAAGTATTGAAAATTTTATTGATGAATTGTCAAGCAACGATTCTATGTTGAAATTATTCGACTATAGAACTTTGCGTTTAGGGGGTTACATTGATATCGCAGAAAGAAGCGATTTTTATAATATTCCTAATAGAGACTATATTATAGGTATTCTCACCAAATTAAAAGATATAATTGAAAATAAACCGATACAACAACAAGAAGAAGAAAAGTATGTTCCTTCCGAACAAGAATTAAATATAATAAATTTAATAAAAGATAAAAATCTTGAAGGTTTAAAAAAATTAATGTTTCAATATATGAAATATGCTGTTAATGGAGACGAAGATTCTAAAAATATTGAGTACCAAGATATTTACGATGGAGAAGACGACGATGAAACTATTAAAAAGGCTTTAAATGCAGTTGAAGCTCACGATATATATAGTTATATTATTTTATTTGGCGAAAATCCTCGTGATGATGAAGATTATATTGAAGATAAGGATAAATTGAAAAATGCTCTTGATATAAAGCCTTACTTGGACTATGTGAATAGCGATGAGTATGTTCATCCCGAAAAAGATGTTGTCATTAAAGAGATGAACCATGTAAGAGACCTTCTTGGATTTACTGCTATTCAACAAGTGGGGCGAGGACACCGTAATCAACATGGAGGAATGTGGCAACGCGGTGGCTTTTTTATGACTTGTTCTTAACTTTTTAAATTTTTTTCAATTTATATTTTGAAAAAGTGAAAAATTTTATCGTAAGAAAAATAATAATCTTTTTTAAGAATAATAAATGTCAATACCTCCTATCATTGCACCTTTTTCTGGCTTGCCACGATAAAGAAATGGTTTAAAATGTGTTTGTACTTTATTAATTTTTTTCAGATTTTTATCTTTTTGTATTTCTTTTATGATATTTCTTACTTTTTTGCGAATTTCAGATTTTTTCATGGTAAGTGTTTTACCAATTTGATGCGTTGGCATTCTGTATCCATCGTTTTTGCTATAAAGCAAAATAGATGTTCCTGATGTATAGATTTCATTTTCTTTTAAATCTGAACCGATATTCCACGAAATAGGATAAGTTCCGTTTTCTGTTTTTTCGTATGTTTTTGGGCGTTTATCAATTTGTTTCATCCATCGTAAAAATTCTTTTGATTTCATCCATCGAGCCATTTCCTCTCGTGTCATGTTTTCGTTGTAATGAAGAGAACTCTCTTTCTTCTTTGATACTTTCTTAGGGCTCTTGCGTTTTCCAGAAGTTTTCTTCTTTGAGGTGCGTCTGGTGCTTCTTCGCTTTTTTGACGTCTTCTTCTTTGAGGTGCGCTTGGGGCTTCTTCGCTTTCCTGACGTCTTCTTCTTTGAGACGCGCTTACTTGAAACACTTTTCTTTACCCAACGTTTGGTACCTTTGTAGGTTGTTTCAACAGTCCATGTATTTCCATCATTTCCTGTTTTACTAGTGCTAACAGCTTGAGTATGGGAACAGTAACCAAGACCTTTTGGTGATGGTTCGTTTCCTTTGTATGACCGGCTTGGGTCATCAATACATTTTGGCATAGCTTATATCTTAAGAAAATTTTATTTTTGCAAAAAAATAGCTGGTATTGTTATAATGATTGGTGGAGGAAAGTGTTCTTTGTGTGGCTCACCAAACACAACAAGAGCTTCTTGTCCTCTTAATCCCAAGAATAATGGAAAAGGAAACTACATTAAACATCCGAATGCTAAGAATAATGCTTCTTTGGTTCCTGTTGCTCCTACTTCAGGTTCTTTTAACAAGCCTTTCTTGAAAGTAGTTGTTGGTAATTTCAAACCTTCAAACAAGATTATGGCGTTCGACTTGGATTCAACTCTTATTACAACAAAAAGTGGAAATAAGTTTCCAAAAAATATGGATGACTGGAAGCTTACAGACAATGCTCTTGTTGCTGCTCTAAGAGTATGTGCATCAAGTGGTTATGCAATGGTAGTGTTCAGCAATCAAGGAGGTATCAAAAATGATGTTGAAAAAAGAAAAAATATGAAAAATAAGTTTGAAAATGTTATAAAAATGTTAGGAATATCTTGCGTAGGATATTTTGCTACACATGACAACGAGTATCGCAAGCCTATGATGGGGATGTGGAAACAGTTCATTAGTGAATACAGTGTTAATATAAGTCTTTCAAGTTCATTTTACTGTGGTGATGCTGGTTCAGATAAAGACTTTTCTCAGTCTGACAGAATGTTTGCAAACAACATTGGATTACCTTTTTTGTACGGCTATGATGCTTTTTTGCGCCACTCTTGTGGCAAAAATGTGTCTTCTGTTGGTCCTGCTGCTTTTACTCCTGTTGTTGCTCCTTCTACTCCTACTAACAAGGAACCAAATGTTGATACAACTCAAAACACGGTGTTCATTATGGTTGGTATGCCTGGTTCAGGAAAAAGCTATTATGCAAAAAAACTTGCACAACAATGTGTTGATGGGGTTGTAATTAACCAAGATACTCTCAAAACACGAGCTAAAGTTTTTAAAGTTTATAAAGACTTACTGAGCTCTAAAGAAGCAAAATGCATTTTCATCGACAGAACCAATGCCAAGATTGAAGACCGTCGTGAATTTGTTACTATGGCTAAAAATGCAGGCTATAAAACAGCTATAATTTTTGTGAAAACAGACGAAGATACATCTAAGTATTTGAATATGTACCGTGTATCTCAATTTGGTGAAAAGAAGATACCAGCTATTGTTTATAACGTGTATAAAAAACATTTACGAGAAAACATGCCTTCACATAAAGAGGTTGATTTCTTTTACGAATATACTCCTGATATCGACCCTGTGATTTTGAAAAAGTACGACTTTGTGTCTAAAAAAGGGGGCAATATGGTTGGTGGATTTTTTATGACTTGTTCTTAATGCTTTATTTTTATTTTTGCGAAAAAAATGTTTTATACAATTATATGGATTCCTCTTTTTCTATGGTCGGTGGTGGAATGTCACCAGAAGACGTCTGTGTTATTTGCACTGAAGCTGGTCCAGATGAAGACACAGGTCTTGAACAAGTGCTTATTTGCCCGAATGGTCACTATGCGCACGTTGACTGCATTACTCCTTGGTATGCTCAAGCAGATAAATGCCCCGAATGTCGTCATGATGTTCGAAATTTTCCTCTTTGGGAAGAAATCAATCCACGGACACCTGAGCAAAAAATTGTGAATTTGTTTGAAAATCAGGATTATGAAACTGCAAGAGTATTGATGTTTTATTATATGAAGCAAGGTGTAGATGTTGATTATAGTCATTTAGAACTTAAATTTGATCAAGATGGTTATCCTGAACACATTCATACCATGGTATATCTTCATGGTGAGTATGAAAGATTTATACGAAGTGGTGATATTAGACAAATTGAATCTTTTCTTAGGTATTTTCAACCTAAATATGAAAATGAAAAACTAGCAATCACCTACAGAAAATCTCTTGATATAAATCCGTACTTGGTCTATGTGAATAGTGATGATTATGTTCATCCTATAAAAGACGATGTCATATTATGGATGAACAAAGTGAGAGACACTCTTGGTTTTCCTAAAGTTCAACAAGTGGGGCAAGGACACTGTAATCAACATGGGGGAATGTGGCAACGTGGTGGCTTTTTTATGACTTGTTCTTAATGCTTTATTTTTATTTTTGCAAAAAAATGATTTATATAGACTAATTATTAGTATGTATTTTTGTTATAATGTTATGGATGAAGCTGCTAAATGCGGTAACATGAAACAGTTACAAAGATTTCATAATCATGGAATAAACTTTACCGAAAAAGCAATGGATCTTGCTGCTTCTAACGGTCATTTAAACATTCTTATTTGGCTGTTTAAAAATGGTGGTAAATGTACACCACTGGCTATGGATCTTGCAGCTGAAAATGGTTATTTGGATATTGTTGTTTGGTTACATAATATAGGTGCTTCATGCACAGTATGTGCCATGGATATGGCAGCACGTAATGGTCATTTCGATATTGTTTTGTGGTTACATATTAACAGAACAGAAGGATGTACAACATATGCAATGGATTGGGCTGCAGAGCAAGGGCATGTAGAAATTCTTAATTTCTTATTTAAAAACAGATACGAAAAATACACCAAATATGGTTTATTTTGGGCAGCAAAAAAAGGACAGCTTGATATTTTAAAATGGTTTTTTTATATTAATTATGATTTTTTCGAAATATTCGATATATGTTATGCAGTGGAGTTAACAAAGAAAAATAAACATAAAAAATGTGTTAATTATTTAAATATGATTATTGACGATAAAAAAGAAGATCAATGCATTTGTTAATGCGTATTAAAATTTTTACTTTAAAATTACAAATTATAAAATGATATTAAGATCAACAAAGAACAAAACTAAATTTTATAGTCTTGAAAATCCTCCAAAAATAACAAACAACTATAAATCAAATAATAATTATGAAATAATTCCATTAATTATAATAACAATTTTAATTATACACTATATTAATAATTATTATGGCAGTATTTGATTATGATCCAAAAGAACATGAAGAAATTCGTAGAAAAAAAATAGACAAAAAAATATTTAAAAAGTGGTTAGTATTAAAAGAATGCAATTATGTTATGAAAGATTTAGAGAAAAAAATAAACATTCTTACAAATGATATGATGTTTTGTAATTATTTTAAAGAAGAAAATTTTATTTTTTACAATAATAAATTTTGTAAAAAAAAATATTCTTTGGAAGATAATGAAAATATTAGACATTTATTTTTAATTAACGAAATTAATAAACATGGTAAAAAAATAGTTTTTCTTCGTCTTAATATTTTGCATCATTATAGATGTTATATTTTAAAAAATGTTATGCGGGACATTAGTTACATAAATAAAAAATGATTTAAAATATATTAGTTAATAATTATGGAATTAAATATTGATGAAAATGAAAAACGTTATTTACACAACGATATATATTACCCTATTTGTAACCTTAAAATAGGGGATAATATAAGAGGATCTACGTTACCTTATTCTGCTAAGTACATAGATGAAACAAAAATATACGAAGGAAAAATTATTTCGTCTATCAATAATAGTATTTATGACATTAAATTACAGTTGAATAATGGTGATATTGTACAAGCAGTAAATAAATGGATACGTGCATCATGTATAATCGAAAAATTGGATTAAATAAAAAATGATTTACTTATATAAATATATTAATTGATGTGTGAAACTAACTATACTTGCTTACCCAAACTTAACAACAATGATTGGACCTATAAATCTGGAGAAACATATTATATAAATATTATGGGTTTAAATCATTCAGATCAAGATGCAATTTATGAAAAAATCTATGAAGATTTTGTTTATAATCCATCAATATTTAACATTACGATGGAAAAGTTGTTTTATGAATGGGTTAATGGAACAAAAGTAAATGTATTAAATTATGAAGTCGATGAAATAACCGAATATAACAGATGGAGTATTACCATTGAATGGGAAGACTTACCGATCAATAAAAAAAGAAAATTACACATTTAAAAATTAAATTACTTTAAACAAAAAATGATTATGGTATGATTAAAAATATAATTACACAAGAATGAGCAACTATAACGAAACGTTTATGACATTGCCTGATGACTTTCATCAAAAAGCGATTTCCTTCTTCAGTCAACGATTTGAAGATTGTGAACAAGATGACATTTCAGAAATGATTCATGATATGAATCATCTGTTTGTCCAAAAATCTTTCAATTACAATCAGGAACAACAGCATGATGAACCAGTCCAGAAGCAAAAAGGTACACGCAAAGTTTCTGCATATAATATGTGGAAAAAATCGAAACAAGGAGGAGATTGGAGCAGCTTGGATGATGATACCAAGATGATGTTTCAACAACAAGCCGATGAAGTTAATTCAAATCGACATCAAACTGTTGTTTCGACAAACGGATCTTGTGAACCTAAAAACAAACGTCGTGTTTCTGCTTACAATCTGTGGAAGAAGTCTAAAACCGGTGGTAATTGGAACAATATGACCGATGAAGAAAAATCCGAATGGTATAATCAAGCAAATGAACTCAATTCAGATTTTGTACCAGCGGCACCCAAAGCACAAACAAAAAAGTTTGATATTGCATATGAGTCGCACAAAATCGCATTGAAATACCTCAGAACAAACAAAATTGGATATTCATTTCCAACTTGGAGATCACTGTCTACATCAAGCAAAGAATTATGGGCTGATTTTGCACGAGAAAATCTCGATGATTCGCTTGACAGACAAACTATCTACAGCGGTGCGGATAATTTCGAAGACGAATTACAGCAATTGAAAGATTAAGATTGCATCATAGGGCGAAATCCCTTAAAACTACTTTATTTTACTATTTGGTTTATCTTTTTATGAAAAGATAACCCAGCTATATTACTTTAAAATTGGAGCTAAATACAACACGTTGTTTAAAGCATCGTGTCTTAGGTTGACTTGTATTTTGACATATAAATGGCAAAAATGCATATTGGTCTTTAAAAGCCATTTTTCTTTTTATTGACCACATATAATCGTCTATTGGTTGAGTTATTGGATAAAACCATTTTTCATGACATAAAAATAATGCAGAATTATAGCTTAAAATATATGCACCTACTCCATATTTTATATTTACATTTGCAATACTATTATTAATATTTTTATTTTTATTTATAATTTTTTCTGGATATGAACTTAATAAATGTATAAAATATTTTTTTTCTTTAAATTCGCTGCAAAAAATATTAATATTTTTACAATTATTTAAATAATCAATATTAAATTCAATGTCATCTTCAAGAACTAGTGCTGCATAATATTTATTTTTTATTATATCGTCCCATATTTTTTTATGACTTAATGATATTGCTTGTGCAATTTTATTTTTATATTTTAAATTGTTTATTTCTTTTTTATATTCTTCAGATTCTGGAGTTATTGCATCAATAAATTCAATAATATTTGGATTTATATTTAATTTTTTAAATTGATTTTCCATAAATTTTTTTCGTATTACATTTTCTTTAACATTAATACAATAAACTTTTTGTAAATCTTTGAATGGTAATTTGCAATCCATATATTATATTATTTTTTTTATTTTTTATATGCTTAAACATAGAAGACTGTTGATATTTTTTTTAAAAAAACTGATTTGGTTATGAAAAGAAATAAATATGAATAAGCAATCGAGTTTCAATTTTAATGTTCCTTCAGTTCAAGAAGGTTTCGATTTTCAAAAACCCTATGTACCATTGATTTTAAGTGAAAGTGAACGTAAGGAAGTCGAAGAAATGGAAAAAATAATAAAATTGTGGTGTAAAAGTTGCGAAAAAGACAAAAAATAAAAAATAAAAAAAATTGCACCCATTAGGGTCATAAATTACTTTATTAGAAAAATGATTTACTTATTATATAAAGCAAATAAATATGGCACGAATATATGTAAATGAATTGAAGAAACCCAAAAAGCAAATAAATGGGTTTCACTTACGAAATTATGGTTGGTCGTCTAAGAAGACAATTTCTCGGCGGCGAATAGCTCTGATGATGGCTCTTCGAGATGTTGAAAATCCCAAAATGATGAAGGACAGAATGCTACACATTTCGCAATGGAACAAAAAAATGTGCTATGACACGTATATGTTCTGGGATGAACTTTCATATGGCGATATGTGGTACCTGGAGCACGCGTGTGAATTAGCGAGTGCGTTGAAAAAAGCCTGAAGAGGTAGTTATAATACTTTAAAAAATGATTATTATATACTTTAGGAATATAATGCCACTATATTATCAAATACATAGAGGATTGGAACTTTCAGAAATTGAAAATAAATTTATAAAAAATAGAGCATTTTTCTTTTCCAAGAAAAATTCTATATGGTATAATATTGAAAAACAAATAAGCGAAGATTATGGTGGATATATCATTTATGAAATATCTATTCCTAATAATCTATTTACATTATCATTTAATCCGAGAACGAAAAATAAAATAGTTAAGATAACCACACAAAATATTAATGAATATAAGAAACTGAAAAAAACATATAGAGGACATGATAATTTTATTAAGGAAATGAATAAAAGGAATATTATTGGGATAGATGCCACATCTGAATTTATTCACAAACATAAAACACTGCCACCACCAGAAGGATATTTATGGAAAAAACCTAAAAGTATAAAAATAAAAAGGATTAAAATTGTAAAATTAAAGTCGGCGTTTTAAAGGTGTAAAAGAAATGAAGAAATAATGCAAAATATACTTGCTAAAATTCTTGATGAACACAAGTGGTACCTGGAGCACGCGTGTGAATTAGCGAGTGTGTTGAAAAAAGCCTGAAGAAGCAGTTATAATACTTTAAAAAATGATTATTCTATATTTTAATATATATAACATGATGAACATAAGTTTGAGAAAATACGGTTATTCTACCAAGGATGATAATGGTGAAAGAATGGATTCTATTCATCATGCTATTTGCAAAAACGATGTCCAAGATGTATATCAACGTCTTCGAAAGCTTGGAGAATTTAATCCAATTATGAAGGAAGATGCAGAAAGTGTTGCACGGATTTATGAGTTGAACTGTGTGGAAGCCTCGATGGAATCAGAGGAACCTAAAACTGGGTCCATGGATCTATCCGTGTTTTTGAGAAATTACGGTTATTTCACCAAAAAGGAATACAATGAAAGATTGGACGCTGTTGAGCGTGCTATTGAGGAGTATGGTGTTCAAGCGGTGTATGAACGTCTTGTGAAACTTGGAGAGTTAAATCCAGCTATGAAGGAAGATGCGGAAAGTATTGCGCGGATTTATGACTTGAGTAACATGGATAATGAATCGGTGGATGTTAATGAAGACGAAACTACAACAGAGGTTGTTAATCAAGTATTTACGGAATACCGAGAAAAATCGAAGAAAGACAAAGAGAAAAAAGAACTATTCTTTGAAATGTTGGATGTAAAATTAAAAAATTATAACCGCGAATTATCTAATATGCTTGACGATGATGATACAAACTTTTTATTTGATAAATTACGTGAAAGTGTTATTACTGCTTATGACGAAAAAATTAAAAAAGACAAAAAAATTATGGATGAAGCAGTTTTAAAATTTACTAAAGCTGAATGTGTTTTTGATAATTATCGAACCAAGATGTCAAGTCTTTACAGAGAAAACACTTATTTTTATGAAAATATGAGCAACTTATTAAAAGAAATGAAAAATGAAGAAATAATGCAAAATATACTTGCTAAAATATTTGAAATTCTTCATGAACACAAAAATTGCAAATTGGTAAATATTTCAGAAATTGAAAAAGAACAGCAAAAATGCATGGATGAAACACGTAACATATTTAATCAAATCAAAGAACTTATTGAAACTAAAAGTATTAATAGATCAAATGATGATATTGAAGGTTATGTTATTACTACAAATTGTATTGTTTCGCTGTACAACAAAGTTTTTCCAAAATTTTTGAACTCATTAATATATGAGGAACGTTTAAGAAATATTAAAAATGCTATTGAAACGATTCCTTGTGCTAAAGATTTTGAATAAACAAATAATAAAATAAATTACTTTATTTGGTTTATCTTTCTATAAAAAAATAAACCAACATTTTATTAGAAAAGTACATGAAGATTTCGATTTCCAAAAAATTGATTTGTATATACTAAATATTGGTCATGTTTGGAGAAAGAAGAATTATGACTGCGAATCGTAGCCTTAACGTTACAGGCAAAGATGGTATTGTTAAAATATTAGTCTTGAAAGGAATACACCTTGATTTGGCAAGGTACATAGTGTTACAAACATACAAGGGTTGTGGTGTTGATACACTTAAAAGTGGAGAATATTGGTTGTTTTCACATCCAGATTTTTATCCACTAAATGATGGGAAAGAAACTTGGAATGCTTGTGCAATAAATGGGCATTTGGAAATAGTAAAATTTTTACATGAAAATAGGACCGAAGGATGCACGGAGAATGCTATGGATTATGCAGCGGAAAATGGGCATTTGGACGTTGTGAAATGGTTGCATTTTAACAGAACCGAAGGATGCACAGATATGGCTATGAGTTATGCAGCAGAAAATGGACATTTGGAAATAGTAAAATTTTTACATGAAAATAGGACCGAAGGATGCAGGGATAATGCTATGGATTGCGCAGCACAAATTGGTCATTTGGAAGTTGTGAAATGGTTGCATCTTAACAGAACCGAAGGATGTACTACATGGGCAATGGATTGGGCAGCTTTTTATGGGCATTTGGAAGTTGTGAAATGGTTGCATCTTAACAGAACCGAAGGATGCACATCATGGGCAATGGATTGGGCAGCACGATTTGGTCATTTGGAAGTTGTGAAATGGTTGCATCTTAACAGAACCGAAGGTTGTACAACATATGCTATGGACGAAGCAGCACAATTTGGTCATTTGGAAGTTGTGAAATGGTTGCATTTTAACAGAACCGAAGGATGTACTAAATGGGCAATGAACAAAGCAGCAGAAAACGGGCATTTGGAAATAGTAAAATTTTTACATGAAAATAGGACCGAAGGATGTCATAGATGGGCAATGAATCATGCAGCAGAAAATGGGCATTTGGAAGTTGTGAAATGGTTGCATCTTAACAGAACCGAAGGATGTCATAGATGGGCAATGAATTTTACAGCAAAAAATGGACATTTAGAAGTTGTGAAATTTTTACACAAAAACCGAACCGAAGGATGTACAGCACATGCTATGAATTTTGCAGCAGAAAATGGGCATCTGGATGTTGTGAAGTGGTTGCATTTTAACAGAACCGAAGGATGTACTAAATGGGCAATGAACAAAGCAAAAGAAAATGGGCATTTGGACGTTGTGAAATGGTTGCATAAAAAAGGAAAAAAAAATAAAAAAGGAAAAAAATAAAAAAATAAAAAAATTGCTCCCAGTTGGGACATAAATTACTTTAGTGGTTTTAGGTGGATAAGAGGAGGGTTCCCCAGTAAAAACTGATTTGCTTATCGTAGAGAAGTAGATATGCAAAAAATATCAAACAAAAATGCGAATCGTAGCCTTGACGTTACAGGCGAAAGTGACATTATCATCAAAAAGATGGCAAAAGTATTGAATGATGACTGCAAGAAGGTGATTTTTGTTATGGCTATGGACCAGAAGGTTGTTGAGTTTACTCAAAATAATGCTGCAAAAAAGATACAAAACTGGTGGCGTCTTGCTACAGGATATCGGGTTATCTTGAATAAGATTTGGAATGCTTATCAGCGTGATGAGTTTGAAAGATTGGACTGTTTGAACTTGGATTTGAAGTTCTTGCATTTTGTTGGTAATGCGTCGGTGATGCACATTGACCATTATATCTATGTAGAAGCAGTGCATTGGTATATACAATATAGATATCCCTGTGTTTTCTGCAAGGAGTTCATTGATATATTTTATGACGTGGAACAAGAAGAGGAAGATTATGACTATCATGACTGGAAGACAAGCAGAAAATGGTTGATATTTGCGAGGTATATTAACTCGTGTGGAGGATTGGATGAGTGGAACTGGTTGCAGGTGTTTTCTGGGATTATGATGGAAAAGGAAGGTGACGAAGAAGAAGAACTGTTTTCTTGTGATACTTGGCTGACAAGGGAGTTGAAAAAATACGACGCACCTGGGGATGTCATGCCTTTTGAACGAAAGCAGATTGTTTATATGACCAATGGGGTTTCGCCAACGTTACGACTGATAAGAGGACCAAATGAAGATATTTGCACAAAAAATTATTTTTTGTTGGCAGAAGTTCTGACAAGTAGTGAAAAGATGAGTTTATTCGACCTGGACAAGTTGTTGAAGTATTTTATCATTGACCCGTCACGTGATTATGCCAATGATAATATTGAAAATATGTCTGTGTTTGAAGAGCACATAATAGATGAAATAGGAAATCTTATGTCTGTGTCCATCGATGAACATTTCCTGGATTGTTTGTGTTTGCGATTACTAGATGTTGTGTTTAAAGCAAGCAATAATTATGAGGAGTATCGTTTTACGGATTTGATTTGCGATAAAATACTGGCTTCTGGTCTAGCAAATCAGATATTGTTCAAGAATGTGATGATATGTGGCAATACACAAAAAGTAAAGGCAGATGTGTTTATCAGGGTAATGGTGAGACTGGGGCTTATGAATGTATGGCCAAGCTATTAACACTAGGATAGTGTATTAAAAAAGAAAAAAGACAAAAAATATGAAAAATATGAAAAAAAGACAAAAAAACTGCGCCCGAAAGGGACTTAATTACTTTGATGCGGGTCTATGGACACACGATGGCTATCTGAGAGTATTCTCCCTAACTTTGTGTAGTTTGGAGGCGGGGTGGCGCCCAGAAAAACTGATTTTCTTACGTATGGTAAGCAGTTATGAGTATAATAATATCGAATGAAAAAGACCCAATAACATTGGAACCATTGGAAAACTGCAGAAGAACATTTGCCTTTTTACACAAAAATGTAGCAACAGTTTATGATTTTGACAATTATAAAGAAAATATTAAAAAAATTGGACCTATAAAGCCACATACAGGAGAACGTTTAACGCGTGTGGATAAACTATCTCTGAATGATATTTGGAAACAGTACAACGAACCTATTCCGTTTCCTGAAGTAAAAAATCCTGAAGTAAAAAAGAAGAAAGAGAAAACAAACACCGAACTTATATTAGACATTATTGGATGGGTTGTAATATTTGTTGGTGTGATAGTCGAATTTATCTTTTTATGTAAGTGTGATGGGCTTAAGTGTCTTGCGCCTTCTTAACATCTTACTTTGGAGCTTTGTCCCTAACTTTGGTGGGTTTTGGGTGGAGCGTAGCGTAGCGGAGGGAGGGGTTAAACCGTGTCTGGTCTATGAGGTTAAACCGTGTCCCCCCCCAGAAAAACTGATTTCTTCTTGACATACGTTATAATGAAAACTGTGCAATTTATTTTACTTAAAGCTGAACGAGGACTTAACACTCCTGGTGTTTATGCATTGATGGAAACGGTTGAAGTGGAAGAAAGTCAAAATTTGGATGATGTTATGAATGGTATTATTGGGAAAAATCTTGGTCAAAATTTATATGAAGCTGTAAATTTTGACGAAAATGAAGAAATTAAAATATTTCCTGCAAAAAATTATCAAGAACTTGTTGAAAAAATCGAAGTAACGTTTGTTTTTAATAAACCTTACGAAATAATTTATGTAAATGAAAATGGAAATTTGGTACGTCATGTTGCAAACATTGAAAGTGTAATGAAATACGCCGAACAAGAATATGAATTCAACAAATACATGTGTATCTGCTCCATGTTCCAGTAGCACTATAACACGTAATAGTCTTGAACTCAAAAGCACCAACTTGATTGCTACGATATTCTTACAAGTTCCATTCTTGAGAATTACAAGAAGGTTTTTGCAACGTATATAAGCGCATTGATACTTGAGCTACGCGTAAAAGAAGCCAAACATTCCATTTCAGAAATTCCATCTCCCGACCTTTTCCAATAAAAAAAGAAAAAGACAAAAAATATGAAAAAAATACAAAAAAACTGCGCCCGAAAGGGACTTAATTACTTTGGTGATGGTAAATAATGTCGCAAAAAATTATAAAATATACTATAAATGGTAGAAAACAGAATTTCTTACTCTGAACTTGAAACACGCGCATTTAATCAAAAAGCCGTGCTTTCGCCTAAGAAGCAGCAAAAGCCTGCTGTGTTCGGTCAGAAGACTCCTGCTAGATCCATGTTTGTACCTACTACCGCGAGGCAACAGTTCGAGCGTAAAAATTTTTCTGCAAGAAAGATACAAAACTGGTGGAGGGGTATCGAATTATCTTGAATACTTTGAGGGGTTTACACGGTTTAAACCTTGTAAACCTTGTAAACCTTGTAAACCTTGTAAACCTTGTAAACCTTGTAAACCTTGTCCTCCCCCTCACAACATAAGAAGGGAAAGGTTCTGGACGAGATTACAACCTACGGTTTTCCAGGAAAAACTGATTGCTTTTGTGGAGAGAAACAGGTAAGAAAAATATGAGTATGTTTAAAGTGTATGGTTACAAATTGGATGACGAACCACACGAGCGTCAAAAAATTATTAATTGGATATCGAGTGTTTATGGTGCAAAGTATGTTGTTTGTGCTATGTTAGCAATTGGAGAATTTCATGAAGTAATGTTGGATGACCTTGCTATTGCGTTGGGAGACTGTATGGACGAAGATGATTGGGATGATTACAGGACATTAAAGCGGTTGTGGAAAGAAGGAGGGCTGTGAAAAAGTAACTGCAATTAACGAATTAATATTAAAAAAATAAAAAAAAGAAAAAAATTGCGTCCGAAAGGGTCATAAATTACTTTGATGAGGGGTGGTGGTACCCCCTCACGACGGTTTTCCAGGGAGGAGGGGTTCTGGGGAACCTAAGGTTCCCCAGTAAAACTGATTTGGTTATGGATGGTACCATATAAGAATTATTATGAATACTATACCTGAAATGAGACCACAAGACTACGGTTATAACACCAAGAAGAATAATATTTTACGAGAAAGAGCTATAAATTCGGCTTTCCGTGAAAAAGGAGCGCACTGGGTCAATACCCAGTTGAAAAATATGCTGAGAGTGGCAAGAGAAAATGAAAGCAAAATAATATTTAAAGACAAGTGCAAGTTTATTGGTTCTTCTCCTGCAGAAGAAATCAAAAAAACTATGGAAGACTATGAAAGAATTTTGACTAACAATGTTATTCATAAAACGTTTTTGAACAATGATGTTATTGAAATTACAAGGTTTTTGGACAGTGCTGTTATTGAAATCGGATGGAGAAATGTTTGTGTGTGGCTGGAAAATTTAAAAAATCGTGAAAAAGATGAAAAAATTGCAGAAAAAATAAAAAAAGATATGGATTATGTTACCGAGGTTCATAGTCACCGAAAAAAAGTGATGGAACAAATCGCATTGGAAAAGGAGTTTGGATATGACGAAAAGGACGAAGAACAGAGCGATGAGTACAAAGATTTGGATGATGAAGACGAAGAAAATGGTGATGAAGACGATCAGAATTGTGAAAGTATCAGCTTGCGAGACTATGGATACTCAGTGCATAAAACTGAGCGTGGTCGCATTGGAGCGCTACAAAGAGCTGTTGCATCAGAGGGTATGGACTTGGTTTGTGAGCGATTGGAACAGCTTGGTAAGTATCACCCTGTGATGCTCGAAGATTTGAAGTCATTGAAACCATCAGGCGCTGTTGAACCTTGTTGTAAATGTGTTTCTGCAGAAGAAATACGAACTATTGTACGCGAAGAGCTGTCGAAAATGTTTGATGACATAAAAAAGATGAACGAAGATTTACAGAAAATGTATTCTGAAATGATTGTTTAAAAAATAAAAATAAAATTGCACCCAAAAGGGTCATAAATGACTTTGGTGAGTTTTAGGTGGAGGGAAAGGTTCTGGACACGGTTTAAAACCGTAGGTTGTCCAGGGAGGAGGGGTTAAACCGTGTCCCCAGGAAAAACTGATTTCTTTTGTGGTATAAGGTAGATATGCAAAAAATATCAAACAAAAATGCGAATCGTAGCCTTAACGTTACAGGCGAAAATGATATTGTTAAAATATTAGTATTGAAAGGATTACACCTTGATTTGGCAAGGTACATAGTGTTACAAACATACAAGGGTTGTGGTGTTGATACACTTAAAAGTGGAGAACATTGGTTGTTTTCTGTGAATGAATTTTATCCACTAAATGATGGGAAAGAAACTTGGAATGCTTGTGCAAAAAATGGGCATTTGGAAATAGTAAAATTTTTACACGAAAACCGAAGCGAAGGATGTACTGCATGGACAATGGATTTTGCAGCGGAAAATGGGCATTTGGAAGTAGTAAAATTTTTACACGAAAACCGAAGCGAAGGATGTCCTGCATGGACAATGGATTTTGCAGCGGAAAATGGGCATTTGGAAGTAGTAAAATTTTTACACGAAAACCGAAGCGAAGGATGTACAAAGTGGGCTATGAACAATGCAGCAGAAAACGGGCATTTGGAAGTTGTGAAATGGTTGCATGAAAATAGAACCGAAGGTGCTACAACATATGCTATGGATTGGGCAGCACAATTTGGTCATTTGGAAGTTGTGAAATGGTTGCATGAAAATAGAACCGAAGGATGTACTACATGGGCAATGGACAAAGCAGCAGAAAACGGGCATATTGAAATAGTTAAGTTATTACATATGTACAGAACCGAAGGATGTACTACATGGGCAATGGACAAAGCAGCAGAAAACGGGCATTTGGAAGTTGTGAAATGGTTGCATGAAAATAGAACCGAAGGATGTACTGCATGGACAATGAATAGTGCAGCGGAAAATGGGCATTTGGAAGTATTAAAATTTTTACACGAAAATAGAACCGAAGGATGTACTGCATGGGCAATGAATCGTGCGACAGCAAACGGGCATTTGGAAGTTGTGAAATGGTTGCATGAAAATTATAATAAAAAATGAAAAAAGGAAAAAAATAAAAAATAAAAAATAAAAAAAACTGCTCCCGTTTGGGACATAAAATACTTTGATGATGGTAAATAATGACCCAAAAAATTATAAAATATACTATAAATGGTAGAAAACAGAATTTCTTACTCTGAACTTGAAACACGCGCATTTAATCAAAAAGCCGTGCCATCTACGATAATTGAACCAATTAATTTATCACAAATTAAAAAGGCTCTTTTGCTGGAAAAAATGGAAAATTTTGTTTCAAAACTTAAAGATAACAAAGAGTTAGAAAAAGAATTTACGCTTATAATGGCATCTTATGTTGAAATTTTGAAATTTAAAGAATAAATTTCTATTTAGTTAGACAAAATAGGAGGAGGGGTTCTGCAGACATGAACGCTGTTGAGATTTTAAATTTGAAAGGATTGTACCTTGATAGGTCAAGGTATGTAGTGGTTGAACGAGCAAGATTTTTAAAAATTACTTTGTATTTTCTCTCGACTGCATGTACTTAAGTTTTGCTTCTTCCATCATGCCTGTCATAATCTTTCTTTATACCTTCTACGAATTTAAAACCACCGTACACCAAAGATACAGGAACTCCAACTGGACCAATTGCTGCACCGATAGCACCTATTATAATGCTTCCTGCAATAATCGTAGAAAAAGAGACTATGTCGTTTTCAAGATACGTCATTTCCGACGCACATATGAAACCATTAAGGATGCCTATTCCACATCCTATGGAACTAGTAGTTTTCAGGTATGTCTGCATTTCAATTTAGTAGAACTATTTTTAAAACCAATTTTTTTATGATTGAAAACTTGTCTAGAACCTTTCCCTTCATGTATTGTATTGGAGTATGTTCCATGACTTTAGTAGGAGGGGTTAAACCGTGTCTAGTCTATGAGGTTAAACCGTGTAAACCGTGTCCCCCCAGGAAAAACTGATTGGGTTCTGGGTGGTTTTATGAGCATGACTATCAAAAATATTAACCCAAAGCTTTTTAATCTTGAAGATGTTCAAGATTGGAAAAAAAGCTTTTACGAAGAAGGATATGTCGTAATAAAAGACATTATTTCAAGCAACGAAAACAAAGAAGCAACCTCTTTATTCAAAAAAGAATGGAACATTGTTTCACCAAATTTTGATTGGGAAGACAAACACACATGGACTACAAAAAATATTCCAATGGTTTATGGAAAGGGTATGGCAGTGTTTAATGGTTTCGGACAATCACAGTTTATGTGGTACTTGCGAACTAAAAAGAACGTCAAGGAAGCATTTGTTTGTTTATTTGAAGACGAAGACCTTGTTGTGTCATTTGATGGATTTTCTGTTTTTTTAAGCAAAAAGCAAAAGTCACCAATTTGGTTACATCAAGACCAACGGTCACAAGACAATACTATTTCTGTGCAAGGTATGGTCAATTTATGTCCTGTTTCAAGTAAAGATGCAGGTTTTATATGTGTGCCAAAGTCACATTTGACGCATGTACCACCACCTTCCAATAGAGATTTCATTGTGTTAAGTAAGGAAGACGAGCATTACAAAAAAGCAGTCAAGTTATGCATACCAGAAAATTGTTTGGTTTTATTGAATTCGAAAACAATTCATGCAAACACAGGAATGGGTTCAAAAGAAGATGAATTAAACCGTTTAACAGCATACATTGCATTTTGCCCACGTTCCAGGCAAAGCAAAGAAGTGTATAAGCAACGACTTGAAGGATATTCAAAAGGGCATACAAGCAGCCATTGGGCAAACAAACATGAAGTTAAAACTGTGCCTTTTCATATTCGAAAATCTTACAAAGAAAAAGGTTTTAAAGATTTAAAAAGTGCAACAATTTGCGAAAAATTATTGGAATTGATATAAAAAAGACAAAAAAACTGCTCTCTGTTATGGAGACATAAAATACTTTAATGAGGGTCTATGGACGCGTGATGCTACGAGATCATGGGGTTATTGCAAACGACCCATATTATAATCAATAAACATCTTAATATAAAATACTTTTTTACTTTATTTATTAAATAAAGTTTTTAAAAACTGATTTATCTTCTTTGTTATTTAAATGAACGTTGTTGAGATTTTATGTTTGAAAGGTTTGCACCTTGATTTAGCAAAATATGTTGTTTTACAAACTTATAAAGGTTGTGGGTTTGATGCGCTTAACAAAGGTCAGGATTGGTTGTTTTCATGTCAAGATTTCTATCCATTGAAAGACCCGGAAAACACATGGAATGCTTGTGCAGCAAATGGACTATTACATATACTTAAACTGTTACATAATTATGGTATTGAAGGGTGCACGGAGGATGCTATGGATTTAGCAGCAGAAAACGGGCATTTGGAATTAGTCAAGTTTTTGCATGAAAACAGAAAAGAAGGATGCACAACAGATGCTATGGACCAAGCAGCAACAAACGGGCATTTGGAAATAGTGAAATGGTTACACGAAAACCAAAGCGAAGGGTGCACGGAGGATGCTATGGACAATGCAGCCGAACAGGGTTATCTAGATGTTGTGATTTGGTTACACGAAAACCAAAGCGAAGGGTGCACGGAGGATGCTATGGACAATGCTGCATATCGTGGATATTTGGACGTAATCAAGTTCTTACATGAGCACCGGAAAGAGGGTTGTACTGAATCAGCGATGGATGATGCTGCTTTTTATGGGCATCTAGATGTTGTGATTTGGTTGCATGAACACAGGAAAGAGGGATGTAGTTCGGATGCTATGAATAATGCTGCATATCGTGGTCACTTGGAAGTAGTGAAGTTCTTACATGAGCACCGAAGCGAAGGGTGCACGGAGGATGCTATGGACAATGCAGCCGAACAGGGTTATCTAGATGTTGTGATTTGGTTGCATGAGCACCGGAAAGAAGGATGCACTGTCAATGCTATGAATAATGCTGCATATCGTGGTCACTTGGAAGTAGTGAAGTTCTTACATGAGCACCGTGATGAAGGAGACGTTCTTGAAGCAATGGAAACTGCTGCTAGAAATGGGAAAATGGATGTTGTGGAGTGGTTATTATTAAACCAACTACCTATGGAACTATAAAAATACAAAAAAAATTGCTCCCGTTTGGGACATAAATTACTTTGATATTTAAGAAAAATGATTTATTTATTATAAAGAGATATATATGGAATTATTTAAAGCATCACATCACGGAGACCTTGAAAAAGTCAAGGCAATTTATCAAAGCGAAGCCATCAGCCCTGAGACTATGGCAAAGGCAGCAACTATTGCGTGTAAGTTTGGACAATTGGAAGTGTTAAAATATTTTGTCGCTGTAATGAACGGCAAGATATTGCAATGCTATGTCGATAATGCGGTAAAATTCAAGCAGGAAAAAGTTTCTGCTTGGCTGAAAGAGGCGTTGGAAAACCAACGCAAGGAGCAGCAGCAAAAGCAGTCGGTGAAAGCGTTTGAAAAGGACACAAAGGAATGGGAAGATGACCCGGAGAATGCGATTAGGGCTATGCGGGCTCCAAGTTTTGTTCCCAAAAAAGTTAAAGTTTTCAAACAAAGATAAAAAAAGACAAAAAAGATGACAAAAGTCACAAAAATACTTTGAGTAGGGGGCTTAGGTGCCTTCTTAGGAAGAAATAATGGATTTTACTTTATGATATTAAAATATAATTCCATAAAAAATGATTTTTTTATAAGTAAATAGTAATGAAAGACTTGAAAGACTTGAAAGACTTGAAAGACTTGCAAGACTTGAAAGACTTACCAAGAATAAAATACAGAATAAAAGGACAGCGTTACAATTACCATGGTAATATCAGAACATGGGATGGAAAACGTTTAAAATGCATTCATAACAAAACAATATCACAATGCATACATTGTGGGGGTTCAAGTATTTGTAACCACGGACGCATAAAAACACATTGTATAGATTGTGGAGGAACAAGCGTATGTATACACAAAAAACAGCGTTCGCACTGCATAGACTGTAACGGAGCAAGTGTATGTATCCATAAAAGAAGAAAATCAAGATGCGTACAATGCAATGGTTCTCAAATATGTGTTCATCGACGTGTTAAATTCAACTGCAAAGATTGTGGAGGCTCGCAAGTATGTATCCACAAAAGATTGAAACCCAAATGTATACAATGTGGTGGAAACAGTATTTGTATTCACAAACGTATTCGGTCAAGATGCAGAGAGTGTAACGGAGGAAGCATTTGCATACACAAAAGAATACGAACAAGGTGCAAAGACTGTAATGGATCTGAAATATGTGTTCATAAAAAAAGACGTGTAACATGTGTTATTTGTAAGGATAAATGCAAAACAATAGAGTGTACTATGAAACAGTCAAAAGAATATAAAGGATATTGTTTTGCGTGTTTTGTGCTTTTTTAAAAAAATGATTTTTTTACTTTGTTTATTTTAAATGACTTATTATAATTCTGTTTTTATGCTAAATAAGGCTGTTAACAACCTTGAAATAAGTAAGTATATATTTTTAAAAGCTTATGCTGGTGACGCTATTGCTATTTACAAAAGTAAATCATGGTGGATGCTAGAACATAGTGAAATTTATCCACTTAAAAATCCTGTTGAAACATGGAAACTTTTTTCTCGTGAAAATTTTGTATACGGGTTAAACTGTCTGCGTTTATTTAATGTACCTTTTGGTGATGATTTTGATTCTATACTACGAGAATCTTGTGAATCTTGTGAATCAGCATGTAATTTTGAAGTTTTAATGTGGTACCATTGTTTTTACAGACATTTCTTTGAAAAAAGTGAAATAGTAAGCGTAGTTAGTGACGTTACCATATTGAAATGGCTGTATTATAGCGTCTATTCTAACGTTGTTGATGGTATGTGTTATTTTGAAAAGGCGTTTTATGCTGCTGTTGGTGTTTGTGATGATATTAAAATATTAAATTTTTTTTTAAGTGTTATACCACAGGCAAAACAAGATGCTTTTTTGAAAGCTTGTGTTCTTGGTCATTCAAACCATTGTTTTTGGTTTTTAAAAAAAGGATGTATTTTAAATTCAGAAGCCATAAATAACGTTTTAATGAGCGGTAATCTTGAACTTTTAAAAGACATAATGGTAATAAGACCAAGGGGTGTAATAGTTAATGTTCCAAGCAAAAGAACTGTATTTTATTACGTCTTTTTGAATATTAAAGGAGAAAAGAAAAAATCAGAATTTTTTGATAAAATTATGATTTGTGTAGATTATTTAAGAAATTTGGGTTTTTAAAAAAAACTGATTTTTTACTTTAAAAAAACTATATGAATAATTCTATTAAAATAAAAAAATTAGAAGATATTCTTCATGACTTTAGAGATGTTATTCAATTCTGGTGGAATCCACCGTCTGATTTAGGTTTTGACAATGATGAAGATTTTTTTGAGTATTTTGATAATTCTTTTTATGAAAAATATTCCATTTGTTTTAAAAAAATTCAAAAACTTATTAATTGTAAAACAATATATAATTACAATCATGTCACCGCGTATAACATGTTCCGAAGATCAAAATCTTCTGAGAACTGGGAAACATTGTCTGCTGAAGATAAACAACATTATCAAATGTTGGCAGATCAAGAAAATAGCAGACGTAGGAAAAAAGCAGAAGTTACTAATATGTTAGAAGACACGTTAGATAGATTAACAGAAAATTTTACACTCGATTCATATAAACCTTTATTAAAAACATATAGTGAATGTAATGTTATTATACCAGAAAATATGCTTGTGCATTTTGAAACAATATTCAGTGACTTTCTAAATGATTCAGAATGTTATAATGCCTTAGAAGATATGGTAAAAAAGATTGACATTTTATTTTCATATGCTCCGTCATTAATTTGAATATTACAATTATAAAAATGATTAGTATATAATAAATATCATATGGTGGGTCTAACAAGAGAAGCAATATTTGGTGATAATACAGTATGGAACAATGCATGTAAAACTGGAGATATTGATACTGTTATGTATTTGCACTATAACGATATTAATAGTTGTTCTACCACTGCAATGGATTATGCTGCAGAACACGGACATTTGGATCTTGTTATATGGTTACATGAAAACCGCAATGAAGGGTGTACATCATTTGCAATGGATAGAGCTGCTGCTCGAGGACATTTGGATGTTATTGTTTGGTTACATAATAACCGAACTGAAGGATGTACAACTATTGCAATGAACTGGGCATCACGTTATGGACATTTGGATGTCGTTAAATGGTTACACAAAGAAAGACATGAAGGTTGCACGACAGATGCAATGGATTGGGCTGCAGCTGCTGGATATTTGGAAGTAGTAAAATTCTTGGACAAAGAACGAAATGAAGGATGTACAACAGATGCTATTGATTTGTCAGCTATGAACGGTTATATTGAAGTTGTAAGTTGGTTATGTGACAACCATTTTGAAGGTTACACTGAATATGGTTTAAAATTGGCTTTTGCTAATGGACATAACGAAATTGTAAATTTGTTATTGTAAATGGTTTATCTTTTTATGAAAAGATAACCCAACTAATTACTTTAAAAAATGATTGGTATAATGTAAATATTATTAATATGGAAAACAAGATTGTGAAATTTACCGCGTATAACATGTTCCGAAGATCAAAATCTTCTGAGGACTGGAAAACGATGTCTGCTGAAGATAAACAACAATATCAAATGTTGGCAGATCAAGAAAACGAAAAGCGAATGAACAATAACGATGTTTCCGATGAAAAGGTTAAAAGAAACAAGGAAAAAATTACCAAGAAAAATAAGGAAAAAGAAAAGGAACAAGTGCCTGAAAAAGCGTCTGAACAAGCGCCTGAAAAAGAAAAAGTTACTAAACCGAAAAAACTTGGAAAATTAAAAAAACCTGTTTTCGATAATCAAATAATGATCGAAGAAAAAGATTACGTGGATTTCATTGAAACATTTATGAAATTGCAAAGCAATAAAAATTTGATAAATTATTTGGTTCGTTCAAATACTACAGGACTCATAAAAGCATTTTTACGAATGGATACAGGATATGGTTGTGAAAACAAATATACTGTCGATGAAAATACAGTTTTATATGCAATTGAAAATAATAATATTGAAACTCTACACGATTTATTGACATATTTTAAATGTTGGAACAATAATGATGATAATGAACATATTATAAAAATGTTCAAAAAATTTTATGAATGCGAAAAAAAGTTGTCATCTAACTCTCCTGAAATAGAAAATTTGTTGAACAGGTATAAAGTTGATTTGATTTATGATGGGGATAGTGAATATTTGTTAACTCCGTTATAAAAAGAAAAAAATAATAACAACTATTTAAAATTAATTACTTTACTTTATAAATTATTTTAGCAAAATCTTCTAGTGTTATAATTTTTATTCCTAGTTCTTTTGCTTTTTGTATTTTTAAACTAGTTGTATTTAAATCTTTAATAACAACGATTGTTGTATTTTTTGTAACGCTATTTGAAATTTTTCCACCACGTGATTTTATTTCATCTTCAATATTTTTGTTTCTAATTTTTGTAAAAACAATATTAATATCTTTTAAATCGTTGTTATTATTTTCATTTTTACTTTTAAGTTTGTAATTATTTCTAAATACTTGAATAAAACTATTTAGTTCGTATAATTTTTCAACAAATGATGATGCAAGAATTGTTGATAAACCTTCAATATTTAATAAATTATTATAAGCAATATTTTTTTCCATAAATAAAAGTTCTGGATATTTTTCAAAAATTAATTCTAATCTTGTTAAACCAAAACCTGTTCCAAGAATATTTGACGCATTAATAATTTGTACATTTGTTACATTTTCAAACGATTTTTTAATATTTGTAAAAATTATTGTTGCGGTTTTTGAATCTTCACCAAAAATATTTTTATAATCATCGTATGTCATTGAAATAATTTTTATTGGCGTTATGAAACCAGATTCGTGAATCTTTTTTGATAATGCAGGTCCAACACCTTTTACATCAAGCTTCTTATAAAAATCTGCAATTCGTTTAACTTGTACATTTTCATTTTGTTGAATATTATTTATTTTAATATCAACATTACTTATTGTCCACGTGTATTCGACTGTTGGCATTATAGATGTAATTGCTGGTTTTGTTACTTCTAAAATATGTGGAATAACATCACCACTTCTTATTAATTTTATTATTGCACCCAAACCAATTTTATTATCCATTATAAACTTTGCATTAAATCCAGTTGCATAATTTATTTTAACATTATTGACAATAACTTCTTCAAATCTTACTCTTGGTTTTAATAAACCGTGTTTTGATGCCGACCATTCCACATCAATTACTTTTGCTTCGACAATTTGATCATCTAATATCATTTTAAATGCAATTGAATGATCAGGATTTCCCTTTTTACGTTCATAAATGTGATCACAAGTTATAATAATACCATCTATTTCGTAATCATAGTTATTTCTCCAATCAATAAGTTTGTCAGAAAGAATTTTATTATTAATATTTTTTAGTTTTTCAAATTGTACAACATCGTGTACTTCTTGTTTCATAATTGTTAATTGATTAAATGGATTTGTTATTGGATTTATTAATTCATAAGCAACAAAATCAACGTATTTATAATCTTCTGGTACAATATGCAATCGATTTATAAGACCACTAACATAATTTCGCATTGGTTTATTTTCAATTTTATTGTAATTATTTTTACTTATAATAAATTCTCCTCTTACCGCAATCTTATTTATTTTATTTGGTAATCTGAGATATGGTATTAAATGGCTTATGTCTTGACCTATTGTTCCATCCCCTCGTGTGTAAAGTTTTTCAACATTATTTTCAACAGTATATAGACCGCTAACTCCATCTAGTTTAGTACTTATTACATATGGACCAGAATATTTGGCTATCCATTTATCAAGTGCGTTTGTATCTGGTTTAATTTTGTTCATGGAGCCCATAAAATAAGGTAATTTTACTTTATTACGCATTACTTTAGCACCAATTTTATCATTGAATTTTGGGTCTTTTTTATAAATATAATCTTTTAATATATCAAATTCGTCATCAGTCAAAATTGGAGTTGTATTGTAATAAGCATTATTACATTCTTTTATAATGCTTTTAATTGTAGTTATATTAAGTTGTTCTATATAACTTATTCCGTCTTTTCTGTAATTTTGTATAAATACATTATTACATTTTTTTGTTGAATAATTAACTTTAGTACCACCCATTACACTAAAATGAAGATTTTATTATAATATAATATAAATTATATTAAATTTTTTTCTATGTATTAGTTATATAATGCCATCGTATTCCCCCAAAAGAATTCCAACTGCTTGGATGAACAAGCTTCAAGCTTGGAGAGAACGAAATCGATATGCAAATGGACGGTTGCCATCATTGAAGCGTGCTATGAAGGCATGTAAGGGTCGTGCTCCTGCTGAAGTTGAATGTCGAAAAACTTCTGTCGGTAAGAGAACGTCGAAGGCTTGTAAGATGTGCCAAAAATGCAAGCAACAATCTATGCCTAAGGCTGTTATTGAAAAGAAAATCGAAAAGGAAGTTGCTAAGGAAGTAGTAGCCGTTGAAAAAGAAGTTGCTAAGGAATTAAAAGAAACTAAAATGAAGTATGCTAAACAAATAGCTGCTATTAAGAAGCAACAAATTGAACAGAAGAAGGAACAAGCTAAGCATCAAAAAGCAATGAATGCGTCTCTTGATAAAGCCCAAAAGGGTCAACAAAAGGCTCAACAAGCTGTTAAGAAGGTACAGCAACAAGTCAAGCAAGGAGCAACTCCTAAACAATTAAACAAAACCACAGAACAAGCTAAGCAACAACTGAAGCAATCTCAACAAGCTGTTAATAAGGCACGTCTAAACTCACCCCCTATTATAACGAACGCTTAAGTTTTTAGTAATTTTATATAATTTTATGTATTTATTATATAATGAACAAAGGTAAACGTTCTGGTAAACGTTCTAGTAAACGTTCTGGTAAACGTTCTGGTAAACGTTCTGGTAAACGCGTAAGTAAGTGTACGTGTTCTAAAAAGAGATCTAGTCCAAAAAGAAGATCTAAAAAAGTTAATGCACAGTCAATAATTAAACATAGTAATAACATGCGTAATAAAACAATAACAAAATCTTGGAAAAATTTTACAAATCAGTATAAAAAATATAACAAACAAAGTAAGAAACGCAACAAGAAATAATGAGTCTTTCAATTAGAAGAATAGACTATTTATGCTATGAACTATTAAATAAAGATCCGTCATTTATACGTTGTATTCAGTTTCCTATAGACGAAATGTGTATTTATGCTATTGGATTAAAACCGCTAACATTGCGTTTTATTGAAAATCCTAGCCAAGAAATGTGCGATTTAGCTGTTGCATTAGACCCTGTTGCGATTCGTTTTGTTCCAAGAGATAAACAAACATACGAAATGTGTGTTAATGCAGTACGAGAACGTCCTTTTGTCTTGCAGTATATACATGATGTAACAACTGAACTAATAGATATTTCAAAAAAAGAACTGTTACAAAGTAAGTTAAATACTTTGTTTTTTATTGACAGATAACTAAAAAAATGATTAATTGTTGTTAACTGTTAATAGCAACTATGGAAAATAAAATAATTGATTTTGAATCAACGCGTACTGTTTTACGTGTTGTACCAGAAGATTTTGAAGATAAGCTCATTGTTTATCTTAAAGATGATTTTATAGAATGCGATGACGAAGAAAGCGAAAAAACAATCCATGCGTTAGTAGAAAGAGTGTGTTCACTATTTGTTGATATTGAACAAGTAAAAAAGAAAAAAGAAAGTGCTTACACTATGTTTCGTCGTTCAAAAGAAAAAGGCGACTGGCGAACTATGGACGAAGAAACTAAGTCTCGTTACCGACAGTTAGCAGATGAAGAAAACATAGTGCGTGGGTTAAAATCGCCTACTAAAAAAATAGTTAAAAGTGAATCAGAAAAGTCTTATAATGTTGCATTAAAATATTTAAAAAAGACATATCCAATTAATTCGTTTAAATTATGGAGTGAATTAAACGAAGAAAATAAAAATATTTGGTCTGAATTTAATGAGACTAGACTATATTGTAATATGAATAACCTTTTATATAACGAACTTATATGTGCAACGGCAGAAAAAGGCAAACATATGTTTATTAAATAATTATTTTTGCGACATTAATATCATTTTCATCGTAATAAATAATTTCTGAAATTTTTTTTGATGGAATATAAAATTTAAAAAAAGTTATTTAAAAAGTGATTATAATATTAATAATATTAATATGGAAGAAATAGATTTTACTAAAATACATCCTTTAAATAGTACGTGGGTTTATTGGTACCATGACTTTAGTGATGATTTTTCAGAAAATAAGTTTATAAAAGCAATTGAATTTTCGACTATTGAAGATTTTACTGCAGCATTTAATAATATTTACCCAATTGATACAGGTATGTATTTTATGATGCGAAAGGGTATATCACCATGTTGGGAAGAACAAAAAAATTCGCATCTATGGTGGTTACGCAAAAAAATAAGCAGTGAATACGAAGCAAAGTGTATTTGGTTATCATTAGCTAGGTATATTGTAGGTGAAACACTTTTTAAAGGTGACGATGCTTGTTATTCACCATTTATTAATGGTATATCTATAAGTCCAAAAGATAATTCTTATGTATTCAAAATTTGGACCAACGGAGACTATGGAGACAAGCAAATGGAAATAATCAATGTACGTGAATACATTGGTAATATAGAAAAAATTAAGTACAAATTAAACTTTGCAAAAGATGCTAAGTACCTTTTTAATAATCAAAAAAGTGGACAATTTCAATACAAAAAGAAACATAAATAGTTATTGGTTTATCTTTTCATAAAAAGATAACCCAGCATTTCATCTGTTTTACTTCGTGGAATACCATTTCCGTTATTTACTCTTGCAAGCGTAAATAGAAGGTCTGATAATCTATTTAAATATTGTCTTAAGTACTTTATACTTTCAGGAGGATCGTTGATTGTTCTTATGTATGCAGTAAACATACGCTCTAAGCGTCGTGTTGTTGCTCTTGCTTCGTGTAGTGTTATTCCTTCTTCAGTGCAGTTTGCAAATACAATAAATTCTGTTAGAGGTTCTAATGTTTTATTTTTTTCGTCAATTATTATTTCCATGTTATGTGAAAGATTAATAAATTTATTTGTAAGCATGGTATTTGCTTCTTTGTTATTTTCCGAATTAATAAAGTAAATTATTGAACCAATGTCAAGACATATTGCTGCTAAACAGGACATTAGTTGTTTAGTTTCTTCTTTAGATGCATAAGTGCAGCATTTACCTAAACAAACATGGAGTTCGTCTATGGTACCGAGTAACATTGACGTGCTCGAGCTTTTTAGTTCTCTTTTTGGTTTGCCTGTATATGTTGTACCATCGTCACCTTTTTTTGTATAAATCTTTGACATATATATATTACTTTTTACTTTTTACTTTTTACTTTTTAATAATTGTATTAAATTGACTTGAAAACGGTGATTGTGACCCTTTTGGTCCGTGTGACACTGTCCTATAATAAGGTGCTTTTCCGTTTCGAATAATCTCGTATAGATTACCTAATTTCCCATTATAATACAAGTTAACTGGGTCGTCTGTATGTATTTTTGGACATGTTGCTATTGTCATGTTTTTTGATTGAAACACTGCTTGTTTTTCTTCCTCGCTTAATAAACGATGTACTGGTACAATGCTGTGTTTTGTAACATTGATAAAATGTCGTCTTACAGGGAAAAGTTCAAAATTAGAACTATACTGTGATCCTGGTTTTGTATCATTATTATGCAGTATAATAACGTGCAAACTGTTCAATATTTCTTTCACGTAGTTATTTTTTGAAAGTTCAACAGTGTCCTTTAACGCGTCATAAATATTTTTAAATATTTCTTTTATAAACGACTTGTTTTCACGCTTACTTTCAATAAATGTAATGTATACTGGTAGTTTGTTTTCATCCAACATAAATGTTTTTTGAGAAGATGTTTCAAACGGCATTATATCGAGTACATTATGATTGTTTTCGTGATTTTCAAAGTTGTTTAAAAATTCGGTTTTTTCTTTTTTAAAAATAGTTAAATCGTTGTTATTGTTTGTAGTATATTTTCTGTCTTTACACATATCAATAACATTGTTATGCGATGCAAAATAGTAATCTTCAGTAGTGTATTCCATTATAATAAAGTATATAAATTATAATCATTTTTTTATTTCATTTACTTATTATCCCATTTCCCATATTCCATTGTTTAATTTGCATTCTATTTCATAACCAATATTGTCTTCAACGCTTTCTTTTATAACACACCTGCCTTTTTTTTTGTTGTGATTTTTTTCTATGTACTGCTTAGCTAGTTCTTCAGTATTAGTTACTGTAAGATTCATGTTATGATCTTTAATGTTTAAGTTGTATTGGTTGTTTATTATATTATTTTCTAAATTATCTATGCTTTGTAGTCCATATAATCTTACTTGGTAAATACTATTTGTATTGTCTAATACGCATAATATTTTATTGTGTATATTATTGTTAGTTTTCTCTTTTATTAATTTTACTTTGAATAGCAAGTATATATACGGAGGATTAAAATATTCTTTGATTCCATATGCTTCTTCGTATTCAATGGTTGGTTTATTAAATTTTTTATTTAACATCATTATTATGGTATTAATATGGTGTATTCGTTTTTCTTTTGATGCTTGACTAAACAGTGTTTCATTTACTTGTTTTAATTCTTGTTTTAATTTGGAACTATTGTGCAATTTACGCTCTATGTCCATGGTAAATTCGTATAATATTTTAGTGTAATTATTATTTATGTAGTCTTGTGTGTAATTTATTTTTGGTTCTGGATTATTGTATGTGTTGTTATTGACAAGCGAATTACTTGCATGTACTTCAAAATTTTCGCGTGTCAAATAGCTGTATAAACTAAACAAAAATACTGCTATTAATATTATGTCAAAAATGTTATATGGATCCATTATACTTAGTATATACATTTTTAAGTTCAAAACATATAAAAAATAACACTATTTAGTTGTATATGAGTGAATTTACTGGGTGTATTGGTATTGATCTTGGTACAACATTTTCTTGTGTTGGTGTTTGGGAAAAGGACAACGTTAAAATAATACCCAATAAACTCGGTGTAAATACTACTCCAAGCTGGGTACATTATAACAAGGATGGTAAAAGTACTGTAGGTCAATATGCAAAGAATCGTCACAACAAGGACAATGATCATGTTGTTTATGACATAAAACGGTTTATGGGTAAGCGCCTTAATGACGACGGTTTGTTCGAAGACATAGAAAAATGTACTTATGAAATCGGTTCCGATAAAGATGACTTTGTGTGTGTAAAAATAGACGATATAGAATACAAACCAGAACAAATATCTGCAGAAATTTTGAAAGAAATGAAAAAAGTCGCTGAAGATTATTTAGGTAAAAAAGTTGTTAATGCCGTTATTACCGTACCTGCATACTTTAATGATACACAGCGTAGTGCTACTAAAAATGCTGCTTTATTAGCAGATTTGAACTGTTTGCGTATTATTAATGAACCTACTGCAGCTTGTTTGTGTTATGGTATTGGTACAAACGATGAACAGGAAAAGAACGTGCTTGTTTATGATTTTGGTGGTGGTACATTGGATGTTTCTATTGTAAATGTCCAAAGTGGTGTTTTTGAAGTTAAAGCTACAAACGGCGACACGCATCTTGGAGGTATTGATTTTGACGAAGCTCTTGTAGATTATATAAAACAAGAAAATATAAGTATTGATTTTGTATACAGCAAGTTACGAGTTAATTGTGAAAAACTCAAAAAAGAATTATCATTTTGTGACAATGCAGTATTTATGTATGGTGATGATTATGAAAAAGAAATTACTGTACATGAATTTGAGAGTATTTGCGAAAAAGTTTTTAATCGATGTATTGCTCCAGTATATAATGTTATTAATGATGCAGAAATGGAACCATCGGAGATAGATGAAATTGTTATTGTTGGTGGATCAACTCGTATTCCCAAGATACAAAAAATGCTAATGGAATATTTTAATGTTTCTCAGTTGAATAGAAGTGTTAATCCCGATGAAGCTGTTGCTTATGGTGCTGCAGTACAGGGTGCAATTCTTACAAAAAGTGACACCAGTCAAAAAACCAAGGATATTGTTTTATTGGATGTTATTCCTCTTTCACTTGGTGTTGAAACTAGTGGAGGACTAATGGCAAAACTTATTGAAAAAAACAGTACACTACCGACTGAAAAAATTGAAATGTTTTCTACCATAGAAGATGATCAAACTACAGTAACAATAAAAATATTTGAAGGTGAACGTGCATTTACAGAACATAACCACTTACTTGGTACATTCGATTTGGTTGGACTAGAACCTATGCCGCGTGGTGCAGCAAAAATTGAAGTAACTTTTTCAATTGATGAAAATGGTATTTTAAGTGTTGGTGCTGTCGATAAAAAGACTGGTATGTCAAATAATGTCGTAATACGTAATGAACGATTACCACAAGAAGAAGTAGGTAAAATGTTACGCGATGCTGAAAAGAATATTGGAAAAGATGAAGCACGTAAACAAGTGCAAGAAGAATACAAGAGTTTTACTAAATATTTGCATGCTATGAAACAGTCTATTAACAGTGAATCAGCTGCTAGTGTTTTGAGCTTCCAAGAAATAAGTAATATAAATGGTTATTTGATTGAAGTTTTTCGATTTTTAGATGAAAACATTCAAGAATTGTTGATTGAACGTCTTAAAGAATACCGTGAAGAAGTCGAAAAAAATATTGGTCCATCTGTTTACCGCATTTATTCTGGGGGACGAAACAATGAAAATTACAGTAATAAAATAGACGAAAATAAAATTTTAGATACTTTGAATGAACAATGGAAATAATATTTGTCTATTATATATGCAAAAAAGAAGAAGTGCAAGAACATCGCCAAAGCGTAAAAGCTTTTCGTCTAAAATGGCATCAACAAATAAGAAAATAGATGCATGGAAAAAAAGCCAAAAAAAGAAATCTAAATGTTCTTGTTGTGGATTAGTAAATTGTAATTGTCCTAGTAATTGTAAGAGTTGCAATAGCGGAAAAAGAAAAAGCCCTAAGCGAAGTAGCGGAAAGCGAAGTAGCGGAAAGCGAAGAAGAAGCAGCCCTAAGCGAAGAAGAAGCAGCCCTAAGCGAAGAAGAAGTAGCGGAAAGCGAAGAAGTAGCAGCCCTAAGCGAAGAAGTAGCAGTGGAAAGCGTTCAAGATCTAAGCAAAACGGTGGTTATAAAAAGCAACACGGAGGAGCATTTCTTGAAACCATAAATAGCTTTATACAGCGTCTTTTTTAAAAACACAATTTCTAAATTATTTTAATGAATTGTCAGAGTATACTTGTATACTCTGAAGAAAACGATTATAAAAACACTTTGGCATTTAGTGCTTTAAAAAGTTATTTTATTTATGAAAAAAATAATATTATCAAATTGACTGGTTTGTATGATAAAATCTATGGCAATACTGTGTTTTATTATTTAGTCAATGATAAAAATATCAAATTAATGATTAATAGCTTATGTAGCTTCAAAAATAATAAATTATGTGGGGTTATGTGCCATGTGTTTATTATTTTAAAAGAACACCAAGAAAATAATATTTCATTTTTTAAAATAGACACCAATGCTGTTATGAAAAAAATAGAAAAATATATTCAATATTTTTCGATCCTTGATGTGTTAAACACAAATATATCTAAAATTATTAACTTTTTATCTGTATTTAACAGCATAAATTGCTTTAATAAAAATAATATTTATACACTTATTGATGATCACAAAGAAAAACCGTTGTATTTATCTCGAAAAATGTTGAACATAAATATTGGTTTGAATTCGTCTATTACAAATACAAAACTAAAACAATTTAAATTTTTTAATAATGGAATAATAACAAAAAGTAATCACCATGAAAATATATTGTACTGTAATGAAGTTTTTAATTTATGCAATGATCGTGTGAATTACTTAAATTGGTTTAATTTTTATTTTGATAAAATTTTTATATTGTCTTTACCTCGTAGAACAAATAAAACTTTAAAAGAACTTAATCGTCTTGGAATATGGAACTATGAACTGTTTGAAGGGTTTGATTCTAAGACCGATAACAGTAATTGCGAATGGAATACTATGCTAATGGAAAATAAAAATAGCAAAGTAGATAAAAGGCGTTTGATTCGTTCACAAGGTTCTTGGGCAATACTTAAATCAATGAATAATCTTCTTGTTTATACACTCGATAAAAAATATTCTAAAATATTGGTGCTTCAAGATGACACAATATTTCATAACAATTTTCTTGAAGAATTTTATTTAAAAACACACGAAATAAACGAATGGAAATTATTGTATCTTGGTGCATCACAGCATACCTGGAATAATATTGACATAGTTCATAATTATTATCATGCAAACGGTACTACGGATGGTGCATTTGCAATAGGTATTGACAAGAGTGTAATCAAGGAGCTTATAAGCGAAATAAGAAAATTTATTTACCCAATAGATTCTGGTGCATTATGGGAAATACAAAATCGTTATAGTGAAGAATGTTTTGTAATGTATGAAAATATAATTATTGCAGATATAACAAGCAGTGATTTACGTGAAAAAAGAGATTTACAATATTTTTCTAAATTATTTAAATGGAATCTTAATAATTTTACAATTTAATAATTTTTATGTTGTTGTCATTTACTAATATTATTCGTCCCATACTTGCCATATACTCATTTAGTTTTTTGAAGTCATTTTCAGATACTGTTTCTGGTGTTGCGTTGTCACCAAATAAAAACTTCATACCAAACCAAGCAACATTTTCAAATATTTCGTCTTCGTATTCCTTTTCATCAATCATTAGCATTATACTATTAAGTGGTTTTGGTGGTTCCGAAAAAACTTTTCTTGCAATACTAACAATGTTTGTTATGTAGTCTCCAAGAACGTCAAAATCTTCTTCTGTATTCATAATACTATTTATTACTTTATAATTAGCTGTATTATACGCAGTTATTTTTTCTATGGTAACATTATAATATGGATAGTGACGCCGCCATTAATAATATTCTTAAGTTTGTAGAATCCGATAATTTTATTAACATTATTGCTACACTAACAGACATCATAGTGTATTATGCTATGCTTGTGCCACAACTTTTTAGTGGTGGTTTTCTTGCTGTTCTCTCGCATGGTGCTGCAGGAGACACTATTAGTGATGCATTATTTTTAGTTTTATCTCTTATTATGATGGGTGGAGACTTTATTATGTTAATAATTAATAGCGGTAACTTTGTTATTAATGTAGGAGGAGCAGCCATTAATATGTTTGACGAATTTGCAAAAATAAATTTTAATGGTGGTATGGAAGGATTAAAGAAACAGCTCGATGATCTTTTTGATGAACTTGATAAGCGAAGCGGCTTTAAGAATCAAATAGAACAAATATTTGACACTGTTATGAACTTGATTGATACTGGAGGAAATATTTTATCTGATTTTATTTCTATGCTTGTTCCCAATGATAGTGGTGTTATTAAGGGTGTTATTGGTACTGCTATAAATGCTCTTAAAATGGCAGTTGTTGCTGGAAGAAACTTCCCAAGCGTATTTGATGTACTTGTCGATTTATACAGTCAAATACCAGAAAATATGCGCAATCTTTTAGAATCGACTGAAGAACTTGAAAAGTTTATGGTAAATATTGTTGATTCATTCATTTTTGTGCTTGGTAAAGTAAAATTTATTGGTGAACCAACTAAAACTATGCTAGTTGATCAAAAGGCTGGTGGAATATTTGACTTTCTAGGTTTTTCTGGTGAAACGACTAATGATTTACCCGGTTTACCCGGTTTACCCGATTTACCCGATTTACCTGATGTTAGTGCTATTGGAAAAGCAATTGGTGATGCTATGGAGCCATTGGCGCCTCCATCATTTTCGAAAATAAACAAAATGCTTTCGTTACCAGTTGTTACTGTACCAAGCATGAGTGAATTGAAAAATCAAATGGATAATATGATATCTCAAAATATAAACGTAGAAAAAATATTAAATTCTATTGTAATACCTGCACCATATGAGCTTAAAAAATTAATTTTGGACATTCTTATGATGTTGCGTTCTATGGCTCCTGGTGCAGCAGAACTCGGTAATAAGGTTGTTCCTTTGACAATGTGTGCTATTTACTTTGTAGAATATGCCATAAAAACATAATTTACTTATTATAGTAATACATTATTATTTTATAAGCTACAAAGAACGTCATACACAAAAGAATATAACCTATTATTGGATATTCGTCTTTTATTAAATTATTGAAATAAACAAAAAACTCTTCAATAAAACTTTTATAACCACCTGTTTGGGTTTGGTTTTTTGCCATGATTTCTCGAAGTTGTTGTTCTGTAATTTTAATGCCTCCGGTGTTTAATGTGTCATAAATAAAAACCATAAATGAAGTCATAAAATCGTCTATGATTTTATAAAGAGCATTATGTGCATAATAGGGTAATGGTAATTCATTTCGTTCCATTTATATTAACAATAGAAAATATATATATCAATATTATAATGAGTGTTCCAAGTGTAAAACCTAATCCTGGAATTAGTGCTCCACCTGATTTCAATAAAATTTATGAGGTTTTAGAAACTATAAATTCTACTGTTTTAACCCAATTAATAGACGTTAAAGACAACCTACTTAAAATGGTTATGCTTACTTTAGCTTACTTACAATATTATGGCGGTGTTGCTGGTATTATGTTTTTCAGTTATTTGACTATTTTACTGGTAAATACATCTGTATCTGGTTCGGCAATAGGGTTTGTAATACAACCGTGGTTGGGTATTGCTATGGTTCTTGGTGTTGTTGGAATTTTATTTGGTTATTTGTACTTTGTTCCTAAGCCAGCTGACGTTGTTGGTGTTGATTTGCAAGATATGTTGCCTAAGCCTCCTCAAGCTCCTTCAATGCCTATTCCTGGTATCCCAGGTATCCCCGGTATCCCCGGTCTTTAAACATTATTTTTATTGCTTCAAATAATTTTACGTAATAATCCATGATATGGTATATTGGTTTATTGTGATTTGTTAAATTAGCATAACTGTTGTCAGTTATAGTTATTATATTCAATAGTGTTTTTTCGTCTATTTCTTTATGACATAATATTTCTTTAAACATTCGTTTCATAGTACCATCTGGGTCGGTGCTATGTATTAGTATATCATTCAACAATTCATTAGCGTCTTTTAAAAACATTAAATCGTTTTCTTTAAATAGCATGTTTATTAGGTCTTTAATATTTTTTGCAAAAAGATTATGGTCGTAGTATATTTGTTCCAAATTTGTTGTATTATTATATCGCTTACATAGTAGTTCATAAAAGTTAATAACATTCGAAATTTTTTTATCACATAGTTCAAATATTTTTGTGCTGTGATTAATTTCTTGATTGGAAATATTATTTAATATGTTATTTAAATCGGTATTTGTTGGTTTTTTAATTCTAAGATGCACAAATCTGCTTTTTAATGGATCTATTAAGTCGTGTTCCGAATTTACCAATAATATAAACCTGCAGTTAACTACATGCTTTTCCATTGTTCTTAAAAGCGATTGTTGTGCATCAATATTTAATTTTTCTGCTTTATCTATTACTATAATGTGATAATCACATAAAATGTTTTTTGTTTTAGATATATCTTTTATAAACGTTTGAATTATTAACCTGTCATATACGCTATAGTCTTTTATCATAATGAAAAAATGGTATTTGCTGTAATAGTACCGGAATATTGACTTGTTTGAATTAGAGATGTCAATAGTTTGACTTTTGACATTGAAAATACTTTTGCCGTATTTTTCCTGCAGAAAAAGATTTACAAATAATTTTTTACCACTGTGTTGTGGACCATATAATATTATATGTGGAATATTTTTTAATTTTGATAGTTTTAGCAGGTGTTTTGCAGTTTTAGTATTATGTTCTATACTATTTAAGTCTTTTGGGGTATACTTGTTAATAAAAAAATCTTCTTCCATATTAATTAATTTATTGTAAGTTTAAGGACAAATAGCGTTATTTGCTCGTTGTGTTCTCAAATTATTAGAATTAGGATACCAACAAACGCATCCTTGGTCAGTAGTATAATTAGATGGACAACAATCGGATGATGCTAAATAATTACCAAAGTAAAACATATTTGAAACTGGTAAATCTATATTACTGCGTATGGTATCGTTTATGGGTGTACCCTGGATTGGGACAGGAATACTAGTAGATTCGTGTGTCTTTGATTGCTTTCCTTGTGGATTTTGCTTGTTTGCATACGATACAATATTACCTTGTGTTATGTCGTTAAACTGGTCATCTATGTTGTCTAGTTCGTCTACATTTTTAACTTGAACTTTTTGAGCTTTTTGTTCAAATTTTTCGTAGGAAATAGAGTAAAATATTAATGCAATAGCTGCTGCTAAAATAATTAAAGTAAACATCTTATACTAATGTTGTATAAAAAAATAAATATTGTATTAAAAATACATGCGTATCAACTTTTTAATAAAAGTTTCAGACGACTGTTTTACCTTTATTAAATTTGAATAATATTTTCGCATATTATGAGTTCGCATTAGCATACTGTATGCTTCATCTGCATCCGTTTCTCCATTTTCAATAGAGCTTATTGTGTCTTCTATTTCTAGATTTATGACGCCTCGCAACGCTATTTCATAATTCGAAATGAATATATTGAAAATTCCTTTTCCAGAATAATCTACCATGTTATTACCATCTTTGTCCGCATAACTAAACATGTGTTTTCTTCTGTCAGATAACTGTACATTCCAATCCTTAGATCTGTTTTCGGGTAAATAAATTATTCCAAATAGACGTACTAATGAGCTAATATTAGTATCTACTGAATTAGATGATACACATTCGGTAATAAATGTTACAATATTTGTTGAATAGACTTCAGTAACAGAACTTAACATTTTTATATAATCTTGGCAGTAATCAAGTGTACATATTTCGTCATTTAATGAAACATATGTCGTTGTTTTTGTTATATAATTATTAATATTTTCATATTCGTCAAGTTTCTTTTTTAACAGCTCGTTATCCTTTTTTAGATCTTGTTGTGATTCTGTTATTTTTTGAAGAACATTTAAAATGGTTTCAAGGTGATTTTTATTTCCAAGTGATAAATGATCCATTATAATATAATTAATGTTTAATCATTTTTACAAAAAAAATTTTATTTTTTTCCAATAATAAGTATCTTCTTTTGGTGGTTCACTTTGTACTTTGTATAACTTTGCGTAATCGTATAATTTTTGTGCTAGTAATGTAGTGCTTTCATTGTAAGACATGTGTAAAAATGCAAGAAGTAATGGCTCTATGTATCGTATTAGTTCTTTGTTATTATTGCATAATGTGTAACATTTACTATATACCGTATCTTGAAAATGTATATTATAATTTATTTTATTTAATATTAATTGTTCATAATGCTCTATGTCTTTTTCTATTTCAATATAATGTTCCATGCACGTATTATGTGGATCTAGAATTTTAAGCGCTATCAGTGTATTGTATATTAATTGTTTTGATATTGGTATGTCGTCTAAATAAACCGTATTTAATAAATAATGTGCAAAATGACATATTTCGTTTTGTAGATGTTTAATATTAGTATATACGTGTGACGTGTCAATGGTCGATTTGATAAAAAAGAAATATGCACACAGCTCTATATCAAGAGCGTTTTGAGTTGGATATTTTTTTTGTTTTATTATTGTTGGACTTATTACGTTTATATTTATTTCGCTATTGAAATATTCGTGTTTTAATAGCATTTTTGCAGTTTGTCTTTTTTTATGGTCATAATTTAACATCTTAAATATTAGGTCTTGTTTTATAATATTATTAAACTGTAATTTTTCCACTATAATACTAGGATCTGTTGAAAATTTTTTCTGTGTTTCGTGTAATTCGTGTTGTGATTTTTCATTGTCAGTTATTACATTAGGATTTATAAATACTCCTAAGTTTTCTTGATGTAATTCACAAAATACTGTTCCTAAACTCCATATATCTATTGCTGGTGTCAAAGAATATTTTAGTGCTATTTCTGGTGCTCTGTACCATAGTGTAGTAACTATTGAATACTTTTTTTCAACATATGGGTTAATTGGAGTTATTATAATAGAATTAAAATCAATTAGATATACGTTATCTTTTGAATCAATAAGTATATTAGACGGCTTTATGTCACTATGAATAAACCCATTATTATGCACGTGACATAAAGCATGTAATATTTGATACATCATTTTACGTTTTGTTTCTTCTGTTCTATTTTTTCTTAATGATTGGTGTAGATCAGAATGATAACGTAACATTGTATAACCAGTTACCAGTCCACTGTATTCTATTAAATTTTTACAGGTTACAATGTTTGGATGGTTATCTATTTTGCGTAATGTGGATAATTCAAGATTTAAATAATTATATGACATAATACCATCGTTATTTTTAGATTCAAAATGCTTATATACAGTAGTTGTATCGTTTTTTAATAAATATACAGTACAATACGTGCCTCGACCAATTGTTTTTACAACTTTTGTATCTTTCAAGTTAAAATGCATTTTAATTTATTAATTTATTTTTTAAAACCCTATATTATATAATGCAGTCATATCTTTTAATTTTATTGATTGTTGCAGTAGTATTTATGGTAATAGGGTATATTAACCAAATAAAAACTTGTCCACCCCCAGTAGTAGAATACAGGTATATACCTAGAACATTCAAAGAAGAACAAGAAAACCCTGCCAAAATTAGTGAAATATTTAACAATATGTTTGAAGAACCATCTGCGTGGATTGGTGGATTTAAATTTAATGGTGGAGACAAAAGCAAAAAAATTGTTTAATTTATTATTTTATATTCGATGAAATAAATGAGTAACGAATATTCATCGCTACAAAAAAGAGTAAAGACTATTTATTATTTAGAAAAACAACGCGACAATTTAAAAATACAACTTAATTCGTTGGACAAAGAAATAATGGAATCTAAACAGTTGTTACTTGATGAAATAAAAAATAATCAACTAACAGACAGTAAAATGCAGTATAAAAATAAAGTTTTTTATTACAAACAACAAAAGAAATATAACCCGATGACACAATGCTATATAAAACAACAACTTTGTAATTATTTGCAGTCTGATAAAGCATTAGAAATTTTTGAAAAACTTCTTGCAAACCGAGAACTAAAAATTAAGGAGTATGTAGAATCTTGTGAATCTGTTAATAAAAAATAACTAACTACAATATATACGCAGTTATAAAATGCCGTTTTCTGTTAATGGGGAAGTTGATATCCAAACGTCCTTGACTATACAGTCCCAGCTTAGTAATGGTACGTGGGTCGATTCGATGAAGTTTACTGATAATGTTATTAGTACTCAAGTAACAGACGGTGATATTCAAATTGCTCCAAATGGTAGCGGTAATGTATATCTTGGTCTTCTTAATAATAATGAACAAATAACTGTTGGTAGTACTTTAAATTTATACGACAATGTTATTACTACAACGACTACAAATGGAATTATTTCAATTATACCTGATGGTAATGGTCATATTAAACTAAATACTTTGAATATTTTAAATGACGGTACACTAGAAAATACTGTAAATAATGGTAATATAAATATTTACCCAAATGGTACTGGTATTTTACGGCTTACTGAAAATATTGAAATAGTTAAAAATGGTACTTCTAGTTATACCGAATTAAGTTCCGATTTGCAATCAAATGTAAGTATAACTTCTGCAAATATTGGTGTCGGATTTAGTGGTCGTAACATAGTTGTGAATCCTAGTGGTAATGGCTATTTTATCAGTGGTGACATAGGTATTAAAGAAAATGTATTAAAAGGTTTAACTACGTCTAAAAATATTACTATTCAAAGTCCTTACAATGAAATGGAATTTCAAAATAATAATATTACATTACGCTCTTTAAATAGTAGTGTTGGTCCTTCGCTTAAATTTGAATACAGTCTTAATAGTGTTAGTGTTGATACATTAATGTCTATTAACTCGGTACATGGTGGTCTCGAAATAACTAGTCCTTCTTTTGGTTTATCTTTTGATGGTATTAATAGTGTTATTTCTCTTGATTCAAGTAATAACTTAGTTTACAATGGATCAGTTAGTTTAACTGCGCCATCAGGTGATGCATTGGTTGTCACTAGTGGAAATACTCGACTAAATGGTGGTACATTGTATGTTGCTGGAATATTGACTGCTAATAATGGAATAACTACTAACACAATTGATATAAATGGTGACGCAACAATTTCAAATGGTGATTTAAATGTTAATGGAAATATATATAAAAATGGTGTTTCAGTCGTTAATTCACAATGGTCATATGCATTAAATTTAACAGATATTTATTTTAATAATAACGTTGGTATTAATAACATTTCACCTGCTTATAATGTTGACATAGTCGGGGATATAAACTATACAGGAACTTTATATAATAACGGAGTTCCTTTTACTGGTAGTCTTTGGTCTCAGTCTACTAATAATTTGTATTATGTTGGTGGTAATGTCGGTATTGGTCTTGTTAATCCAGGTTCAGCGCTGGATGTAGCCGGTGATATTAACTTCAGTGGTGATATATATCAAAATAATAATTTGTTTTTGAGTACTCAGTGGATAAACGGTACAACAAATAAAATTTATTATGATTCTGGTAATGTAGGTATTGGTCTTATTAATCCTATTTATTTACTTGATGTTGATGGTGATATAAACTGTTCCGGTAGCCTACGAGTTAACGGAATCCAAGTTACTAACCCATGGGACATAGACAACTCAAATAATTTGAGTTATACTGCTGGTAAAATTGGTATAGGAATCAATAGTCCGGATAGTAATTTACATGTTTATACAACACAAAATACAACATCTGTTATTTACCCTATTAGTATTCAATCCAACACTACTGATGTTAATGTGTCCAATAATAGTGGAGGTGTTGGAATAAAATTTATTGCTAGTCGAGGTACTGGTACTGACCATCACACTGGTTCTATTTATTCACAATTATACGATGGATCTGGAACTACTAATGACAAGTGGTCATATAAATTTAATTTGAAACATGGAAGCACTATGAATGATGTTATGGTAATGCGTTCCGATGGAAATATTGGTATTGGTATAAGCAATCCTGTTACAAAATTACATGTAAACAATACAGATAATACATCCACAAACCTCGTAACATTGGAAAATGTTTCAAATAGTTCACTTATTGGAACTGCAAAGATGATAGTTATGAATAATTTGCGTAATTATAATACAGATACTCAAGAACAAAATACACCTACGTGTGGTACAGATATTATTACTGTAAATGGTGATAATGATGTTCGTTATAGTGGCTTCACATTAACAGAACTTTCAAAGTTACGTGTTGAATATGATTATCCAGCAAACTCAAGTAATTATACGAGTTCTTCGTTTTGTATCTATACAAATGGTGGTACTGGAAATACAGAAAAACTACGTGTTACAGGAAGCGGTAATGTCGGTATTGGAACGACGTCACCTGATTTGGATCTTGTTATAAGTAAAAGTAATAGTTCTTATATAAAGCTGGTTAACACTAATAGTAATAATACTATTGTACTTGGTGCAATATCTAGCGGAACACGACTATATTCAAGACAAACGGACGATTTGACTCCAGTAGAGTTTTCAATAGACCAGGGTTCATTGGGAAATACTTTTGTACTTGATACAAGTGGTAATGTAGGCATTGGTGTTTCTTCTCCTGCTGCAAAGCTTGACATAAGCGGTTCATATACAAACGGAAGAGGAATACAGATTCGGTCTGGCGATGATAATAATCACACAGATAGTGCACAGGTTATATTTTCATATAATAATGCGTCTTATGACAACTCTGGGTATGCACATTCTATAAAAACACGTCATAATGCTAATGCGTCTAGTGGTAATGCGATTGACTTTTGGCTTTGGAACCACGGTGTAGATACCACAAATACTCTTGGAACGTTACAGGTTATGACACTTGATGGTACTGGTAACGTTGGTATTGGAACGTCGAGTCCAGGTGAAATTCTTGATGTACGTGGAAATTTACGTGTTGGTACTAGTGGAAACAGTAATTATATTGCATTTTATGGTACAACTGATGATGGTGCTGGTCAATGGAATCATACTTACATAGGAGAACGAGAATATGACACTGGTAAGTCTGAATTATTTATTTATAAAGGCAATGAGTATGGAACTACTGCTTATCCTGAAGGTCCAGACAGAATACGATACACATCAACCGGTGGTCATTTATTCCAAACAACAGGAACTGCAGTTGGAGATTTTGAAACAACAGCATCGCATACACAATTCTTAAGAAATAGGATGTTAATAAATCCAAGTGGAAAAATTGGTATGGGAGATATTGCTGATCCGGAAGCTAATCTACATATTCATGTTCCGTATACGAGTGGTACAAGCAAAATGCTTTATGTTGATGGAAAAAGTGGGTTATCTGTTCCTCAAGTAGAATTTAACAAAGGAACAAATGGATTACTTGTTAATACATATGACGCAACTTCGTCTAATTTAGTAAATACATATGCACTACACCTACAAAATTCATCTGATACTATTACAACTGATATACTTTATGTCCGCAACGATGGTAATGTAGGTATTGGAAATAATTCTCCTCAATCTAAACTTCATATTACTGCATCAAATGGTAAAAGAGGTATTTTGGTGGATGGTGACTCTGGGTCTTCTATGGCACAAGCATATTTTGAAGGAAGCACATATGGGCTTGCTGTAAAGACCAATAATACTTCTTCTTCGTATTACTCATTATCTATTAATAATGGTGCCAATAATAATTTACTATATGTCCGTAATGATGGTAGTGTCGGTATTGGGACGACGAGCCCATCTGCTAAGCTGGATATCGATGGAAATACAGACGGTTCTGTCCAAGCTATTTTAACCCGAGGAAATGACACTGATTTTCAACTACAAGCAATCAACGAAAGTAGTTCAAACAACTCAGGTGATGTTGTTTCTAAGTTTGGTGTTCGTCACGGAACAAATGAGACTGCATTATTTAATTTCATACGTGGTGGCAGCGGTAATGATGGTTCTATTGCTATTGTAACAAATAACTCAGAATCAATGAGGGTTAATAGTGTAGGTAACATAGGTATTGGGACGACTGACCCGAAAGCAAAGATGCACATAAATGGTGCTGGGGGTGTTAATACTCTTCTTGGAATATCTGCTAATCCTCGTGCTTACTTTAGGTCTGAAACTTCATTAACTCTTAATTGGAGTACATGGAATATGTTAGGTGTATCTTTATATGCGTCAGCTGATATTGTTGGAAGTAGTTGGATTGTTTCTCATGGCAGTACTACGTTTTCAGATACACGTATTAAAAAAGATATCATCGATATAGATGACGGTAGTGCATTAGAAACGATACGTTTGATAAAACCCAAGAAGTATTCCTATGTTGATACCGTAGCAAAAGGTACTGAACCAGTGTGGGGTTTCATAGCACAGGAAGTGAAATCAACACTGGATTATGCGGTTAACCTGATGGAAAAAGCAATTCCTAATATTTTCTGTTTAGCCAATGTATTAGATAATGGTAATGTTATTGAAATTTCTAACTTTAATACAGCTAATTTACAGCGTAACGATGATGGAACACTTATAGTAAAACTACAGTTAATGTCGTGGGATAATAGAGAAGTTGAAGTTGAAATAAATAATGTTTTATCAAGCTCGAAAATACGTCTTACAAAACCTTTGGAAGAAAATATTTACAATGGAACTGTTGGAAATGAAATCATTAAAAACCAAGTCTTTGTGTACGGTCAATACGTAAATGACTTCCACGTTCTGAAAAAGGACGCTATTTTCACAGTTGCTGTTGCCGCACTACAGGAAGTCGACAGACGACAGCAATCAGATAATATTCGTATTCTTGAACTTGAAGAAGAAGTAACATTACTAAAAGAACAAATGGCAGCTGTACTTGCAGCTACTAATGTGATTGTTTAAAAATTTTATAGTTTTTGTCATTTAATTTTTAAATGATAATTGTTTAAAAAATAAACTATGATTATACTATAATGACATCTACTTATGTAAGTCAGGGCACTCCTGGTAAAGTGTATGTACAAAATTTATATTTTGATGATAATACAATTCATGCATCTTCGAATATTGGAAATGGTAATATAAATTTAACAAGCGCGGTTAATAGTCATGTTGATATAAATACTTTAGAAATTTCAAACGACAGTGTCAATAATGCAATTCTAATGGAACCAGATACAAACGATAAACACGTTGTTATAAGAACAACTGGTAGCGGGAGTATCATAATTGGTAACACTAGTTCAACCAGTTCTACTAACTTATCATTATTATCTAATATGCTTACTACTTCTGTGAATAGTGGTACAATAAAAATAGATACAAATGGAACAAATGGAACTGTAAATGTTAGTGATACCATTTATGTTAAAAATGGAAAACTTGGAGTTATGAATTCAAACCCTAATTTTGCAGTTGATGTAAGCGGTAATGTTAATTTTACAGGCGAATTGTATAAAAATGGGGTTCTTTATTCTTCTCAATTTTGGAATGAAAATGTTGGATTAAATAATGGTATTTACTACAATGGTAATGTGAAAATAGGTGCAACTGGAATACCTCTTGGTAATATGGATGTTAATGTATCAAATGGTAAAGGATTTCAAGTTTATGGTGATACTGGTGCTAGTTTTCCCCAAGCTAAATTTACTTCTTCATCTAATGGTATATATGTATCAACCGATAATAGTGAAATAGGCAAATATGGATTTAAAATTGTAAATTCAAATAATTTAAATGTATTTTATGTTGGTAATGATGGAAAAATAGGTATTGGTAAAAATAACCCTAGTTCAACACTAGACATAGTAGGTGACTTAAATATTAGTTCAAATATTAATATTGGTGGTAACCTTAATTTGGGTGGTAATTTAACATTAAATGGTATTAATGCTACTACTGCTAACTTTACTACTATAACAGGACTTGGTACAACAACTGTAGATACTATGGTTGTAAATAATTTAGCACAAGTTAGTAGTTTAACTTCTTTGGGGGATGCGCAAATAAATGGTGATACTTCCATTACTGGTTATTTAGAAATAACTAACAACAGTCAAACTGTTTCTTTAATTGGTACTGACTCGTCTTTTATTGGATATTATCCTAGTGGATCTTCAAATAGAAAAGCTTATACAGGATTTACAAATGATACTTCAAATTTTATTATTGATACCGAGGACATTACACGAGATATTTGTATAATGGGAGGCAATGTTGGAATACACACTAAAAGTCCTGTTCATTTATTATCCATTAATACAAATGGGGGGACAGAACACAATAATAATGAAACATATAGTCATGGAATTGGTATAATAACAGGAACAGATAACCAAACCATGATGATTGGTTACGATGGACGAGTTGGTTATGATATAGGATATATTAATGTATCTAAAACTGGTGTTGTTAGACCTTTAATATTACAATCTAATAATGGATATGTTGGTATTGGTACTGTTAATCCTTCATATGAATTGGATATTAATGGAAATCTGAATTTCACTGGTTCTTTATACCAGAATGGTGCTATTTATCAACAGCCTGGTTGGTCTCTTCAACTAAATAATGACATAATATTTAACCTTGGCGGAAAAGTTGGTATTGATACTATTACTCCTATTGCAAAGTTGGATATTGGGGGAAATACAGACGGATCTGTACAGGCAATATTTACTCGGGGTTATGATAATAATTTTCAACTTCAAGCGATTAACGAAAGTAGTTCAAATGTTTCTGGTGCAATTGTTTCCAAGTTTGGTTTACGTCATGGAACAAACGAGACTGCGTTATTTAACTTTGTACGTGGTAATTTGGAAAATGATGGTAGTCTTGCTATTGTAACCAACAATGTTGAACGTATGCGTGTTAACAGCACGGGTAACGTCGGTTTTGGAACAACCGATCCTGATAGTTTAGTAACATTACAAGGAAATAATTCTATTTTACAGTTACAAAATGCTAATGTTGGAGGCAATACATTTATTTCTTACTATAATGATGGTCCAAGTAATGCTAGAAGTGGATGGACAGGTTATGGCAATAATACTGATTATACTATTGAAAATGAAAAATCTGGCGGAAATATTAACCTTGTGACAAATAATGGGACCTTGGATATACAAAGTGACATACATATTGACAATGGAGAACTTATTATTGAAAGTGTTGCAAATAAAAAATATACCATTTATTCGGAAAATGACAACGGTGATTCTACGTTTGTTATTTCAAATGATGGTACTAAGAGTACTATAAACTTTAATTTATCTAATATTCCTCTTGATTATGCTGTATTGACGTCGCCAAATAATAACAATTATAATACTCTATTTGACTTATATAGCTATAATACTAACTCCGGTATTACTTCTTCTACTCGAATATCTTCTGGTGATTCTTATTTTGGTGGTCGTATAAGTATTGGAAAAACGAGTGCTTCTTATGACGTCGACATAGTAGGAGATATAAACTTTAGTGGCTCTATTTATCAAAACGGTGTACTTTTTACTGGTTCGTATTGGGAAAATAACAGTAACAAAATTTATTATAATACTGGTAACGTTGGAATTGGAACTAATGATCCAGTTACATTGTTTGATATTGCTACTACTGGAACTACTCCATTATTGCAATTACGCAATGGTAATTTATCTAATACTATTACTAATTCCCAAATAATATTTTCATATAATGGGTTATCTTATAATAATGGTGGTTATGCACACGCAATAAAAACACGTCATGATACTAATATAAGTGAAAATAATGCTATTGAGTTTTATGTATGGGATCGTTTAAATGATAGTGTTAATTCTATTGGAACAAAACTTGCATTAGATGTTAATGCTACTGGTGTTAATATGTATGGCAATTTGTTTGTTGGTGGGTCTTCGAGTTCAAACTATATTGAATTCAGTGGTACTACGTCGGATGGTGCTGGTAATGGAGGATATACATATATTGGTGAACGTATTTATGGTGGTAGTGAACAATCTGAGCTTTTTATTTACAAAGGAGGTGAAACTGCTTCTAATAATGGTCCCGACAGAATACGCTATTCTGCTGTTGGGGATCACGTGTTCCAAACTTCTAGTTCAGACATAGCTGATAGTAGTTTTGAAAATGCTGCTACAAATGTTAATTGGGAAACCCGTATGATTATTAAAAATAATGGAAATATTGGTATTGGTGTTATTAATCCAAATTATAGTCTAGATGTAAGTGGGGATATATATGCATCTGGTTCATTATATTCAAATGGTAGTGTTATAACTAATAGTCAATGGACAAACATTACCAGTGGAGTTTATTATAATAACTATGTTGGTATTGGTAGTTTAAATAACCCAAGTTCTGCTCTTGATGTTACTGGGGATATAAATTATACTGGAACTTTGTATAATAATGGTACTCCTTTAAATGTTAGTGGTCTTTGGACTAATTCCAATATTAATGGTATTTATATATTAGATAGTGTTGCTATCAATCAAACAACGGCTTTATATACTCTTGATGTAAATGGAGATATAAACTTTACTGGTACTCTTTACCAGAATGGTAGTGTAATGAGTTTTTCATTCTGGGATAAAGATGTTGATAATAATTTATCTTATTCAGATGGTAAAGTTATTACTGGAAACATTGAACTTGAAGAAAATATTATTTCAAGTAGTGAAAAGGGTGATTCATTAATAGGTAAAACATTAACTATTACAAATCCTGTGAAAAATGGCTATGCTAATGCTGATGGGTCTTCTTTGAATGTCTATGACTATTATCATTCTTCTAAGGTTATGGACTCGTATAGCTTGGTGCCTTCATTGACTACTAATAGCTCATCTGGAAACGTGGTTGGTAATGGAACCATAGGTTTGATTGCGAGTTACTACAAAGGTCTTGCTTGGAATGAGTTGATGAAAACGGTACACGACACAAAAATAAACTATGGACACAACGGGTTGTTTATGAGCAAGGTCCGAGAATACAGCGGGAGCTTTAAGCGTATGTTCAGTGTAAAATGGGAAGGAAACTTGACTCTGAATGCTGGTGGCTATGACTTGATTATTGATGATGCAGTGCTTGCACCTGCAAACCATACTGTTACTGACTTATTTGAATCTGGACCATACGAAGAAGTTAACCAACCACATCCTGATAACTGGTTTAATACAAGTTGGGCATATGCTTCTTTTTATGCGTTGATGAATGGTATGCGTCTTCCATATGCTTCTGAAATTCTTGAAAGACGTGAACTTGGTGTGGATTTAAAAGCAGCCATTCCATTGTGGGATGATATCGGAATAAGTGATTTAGATGCTTGGAGCTTGGTATCCAATAGTAGTCAATGGCATTATTCTGGTAATCATTATGTTGTTATTAATACAGGAGGTTCAGGACAAGTTGATTATAATTTCGGAATAATAGATGGTTACACTGCAGACTATGATGATTTTTTGCTTCTTATGCGGTCGGATTGTCGAATGTTTGATACTCGTTACATTGAAAATGATTATAATCAACCCAATATGGACGACAACACCAATAAAGGTAGCTGGGCGTCTAAGAAACGGTTTGCAGAAGCTGTTGGAGGACGTCTTCCTACTATTGAAGAAGTACGTGCAAGAAAGTTTCTTATGTGTTATGGTGTTGGACGGTCTGATGTTAATGTGTGGATACCTTGTACAAACTCTGTCCATGCTGGACAGGCTACTGACCCTTCTGGTGACTATGTTCAAATTGGTCCTTTTGTTCAGAGTGGTTACGAATTTGGAAAAGATTTGCGTACACCTTATGGATGGTCTGGGGCATATATAGATGACACGTTTCCAGCATATGGAACATATACTATTGTAATATTTGACAATATGGACCAAACTCTTAGCTACAACGGCTCTACTGTGACTGGTACAAATATTGTGTCCAAGACTGTATCTGGTCCTTACACCAAGAAGTATTCTATTAATGTGCCTGACAACAGTGCACATAGCATTACATTCACAAAGAATGGTCAGGGACCACGACAATTGCTTCTTGCACCCCAGAATGGTGATGGTAAGCGCTGGCTTACGCCGCTGGACTTTTCTGTTTCCCATAGCAGCGTAACTGACCGTTACAAAGTGTTTGATGGCTCACTTGCTGACGAATTTACTTCGTTGAATTACATTCGCGAGCCTATTGGCTGGGTTGGAACGTCGAAGACAGTGTTGGATAGCGTGGTGCTTGGAGCCAAGGTTGGTAGCGAACTGTTTATGCCCC